TATATATGTTACAGATACCAAAAAAGTTTGGGTAGGCGATGGGTCTACAGTAGGTGGGGTTGAGTTTGCACTTAGTAGCAACTTACAAAACGTTGTTGAAGATGTATCACCACAACTAGGTGGTAACTTAGATTTAAACAGTAACAATATTGTTGGTGTAGGTAATATTAATGTTACCGGCACAATCACAGCGTCTGGAAACATTAACTTAGGTGATGGTTCAGGTAGTGATCAAATTAGTGTAGGCGGTGAACTTACAGGTGGACTAGTTCCAAGTGCTAACGGAGCATATGATATTGGTACAACTGCTTTACGTTGGAATACACTAAACGCAAATAGTGCAAATATTTCAGGACAGATAGATGCTGGCGCTATTAATGCAAACGTAGTTGCAGATGACTCGAGCATTATGGTAAATGTTAGTAATAATATATTCACAGGAGCATTTGCAGGTAACGTAACAGGTAGTGTTTTAGGTAACGTAACTGGATATCATACAGGTGATGTTACAGGTAGTGTCTTTGCAGACAATAGTACTTTACTAGTAGATGCAGTTGCAGGAAATATTCCAAGTGCTAATATTAGTGGCACACTAACAAATAATTTAACTGGTGATGCTACTGGTAATCATTCAGGTACATTTACAGGTGAAGTAATTGGTAGCGTATTTTCAGATGATTCATCTGTTTTAGTAGATGCTGTTGCAGGTAAAATTGTAGGTGCTTATGAAAACGGTGTTAGTGTTATTAGCAGTGCTAATATTACATCAGCAACTTTAAATGCTATAGGGTCTGATACGAACGGTACTGTTATAATACAAAACAATAGTAGTTCTGCACTTGCTGATCAAGCTAACTTAGGTAGAATATTATATAGAGAAAATGAAAATACACCATACTGGACAGTTGGTGTTACAAAAGATTATTACACTATGTTTCCTAATCCAACTGGAACTGCTGATTACACAAAATTTGCACAAGTTTGGAAAAACGGTAAATTCCAAATAGGTGGCGAAGCTGGTGGAAGTGGATTTGTTGGTTGGGAAAGAGAACCAGCGGCAACACTAGAAGTAACAGGTAATGTTAAAGTTAATGGTGCGTTTGAACTGCTTTTAGGTAACATGACAACTACACAACGTGATGCACTAACAGCCGCAAACGGTATGATTGTGTACAACACAACTGATAATAAGTTCCAAGGCTACGAAAACGGCTCTTGGGCCAACTTAATCTAAATCTTAGATAAATTCCAATAAATACATTTGTAGGAGTACAAATGGAAATTTTAATAGCAATTCTAATTGGTATATTATGGAGCCAAGTGATCAGTCATTGGGGCGCAAGTATATTATTACACAGATACTATTGTCATAAACAATTTAATATACCGGTATGGTTTGAGACTATTGGATTGGCAATGCTAATGATAGCATGTATTCGTACACCTATTGGTTGGATTGCAAGTCACAGAATGCATCATGCACACAGTGATACTGAACATGATCCACATGCGGCCAAGCATGTAGGCTACTGGAAAGTGCTTCTAACTACGTGGGACATTCCTAAGATACCAATGAAGTATGCTAGAGACTTATATGATAATCCAAGATTAGTATTTTGTCATAAGCATTGGTTAAAAATATTAGTAATAGTAAATGTAGTGAGCTTTTTAATTAGTCCTTTGTTTTGGACTGCATTTTGTGCAGTACCATTTGTATTTGCTAAAATAGGATTTGGACTACTTAATACAGTAGGACACAAAGTTGAAGGTGGAGCAGATGTTCCTTGGCTTAACTTTTTTATTGCAGGTGAAGGCTATCATAGACAACACCATAACAACTTCCGTAAAGTAAGATTGCACAAATATGATACTGCTGGATGGATTGCTGAAAAGCTATTTGTTAAAAATTAATTCTTCAATATAATTTATATCACCTGTATAGATAATACCTTGTATATTATCTTTCCATAGTATTTCGACAGGTTTATCATGCACTGTCCACGAGTCAAATACATCGCTACGTGCTTGTTTAATACGTCTAAAGAAGCCTGTTCCTTTGTCTCTACTCCAAAAGAATAACTTAAATTTGTCTTTTAGTTCGTTTAACATATACATGTCTGTATCAAAGTTATCTATTTTTGCATACAAATTGTCAGTATGTTTTGTACGATAATCATTAAACAAATAGTATCTACTAAACAGTCTACAACAGTTTTTGCTCATATTTTGAGCTCCGCTTGCCATTACAGGACGGTTTACTTTGTTATCCCAAACAACACAGTACATTGCCATAGTTTCTAGTTTAAGCCATTTATCATAATTTTCTGCAAGCCTATCAGACTTACTTTCTTCTTTCATATATTTTATAGATTGTCTAGCATTAATAAAATCTAAACTAGGTAGATTTTTGTTCTCTTGCCCATCGATAATATACGGAATAATTTTTAAGTCCATATGTGTGCTATCTTTCGTCTACCTGAAAATACATTTGCTTCTACTACCCAATCTTTGTAATTGTAAGCGTCAGCATACATATGAAGGTCTTGTTCTATTGTATTCAGTTGCATATTAGGTAACCATTTATCAGTATCTTGTATCAAACAAGGTTCTTGTATAATTGCATGACTAGCATTATATTCTTTAAATGTAACATTATTAAATAGTGTCATATGATTTTGGGGATCATATAAAAGAACTCCGCTCCATATTACACAGTCAACATCAAAGTCTACAGGATTTGAATCGTACATACTTGCACATCTGTATTCTATATTATTGTAACCTGCCCATATTTCTTTTGCATATTTTATAGGTTGCGGACTTGTGTCGTACCCCATATAGTTATAGTCTGTGTAGCCACGTTCTTGTAAGATATTATTTACTATACCTATTCTACAGCCTACGTCAACAATACCTTTAATATTATTGTCAATAATGATATCTGCTTGTTTTTCAAAAATACAACGTGCCTCTGGAGTATCTAAATAGTCCATGCTACGTAATTTGTAATCTTCTTTTAGTGGAACTTCGACTATATCTTTTGCATTATTATCAATACGAGGCCAAGGCATTCCGTTTACTCTGTATATAGGCTTCATTTCATAGCGCCAGGCTATATCCCATTCATTATACGATTTAAGCCACGTTAGACTGCTATATTCTTCGTTACAGCGTGTCTTTGTACTACTTGGCACATAAGTACCCAGAAAACTCTCAACCGCACTGTAGACGCTTTTAACAGCGTTAATACCACCCGGAATAACCGTTTTCCAAGAATCATTGATTAAATGGCATTCTTTTACCTTTGATCCTAATTTTTCTAAGAGTTGTGTAGTCATATCAAAGTGTCTGCCGCCGTTTGGAGCATACTTAGTTGGAGTAAATGTAACTACAAATATAGGCTTATCTGTAATAGCATAGTCTGTACCTAGATTTGCATTGAACTTTGCTTTAACTACTAACCAATCCATTGCATTTTTAAAACCGGCACAATAATGACTAGTTGCTTCACTTATAGCAAATATCAATACATCTGCATCATTTAACTTTTTAACAAACTGTTCTACACTATTAGGTACATTTCCATCGCTTTTATTACTATTACAAATAGGCATATTAAAATCTAACATACCAAAGACTTCCATATCTAATTTCTCTTGTAATAATTTTAAGCCACGTGTCTGTAAACTATTGTCTGCATAACTAAAACTTATTCCTACTACTTTCATACTATATAACTCTCTAAATCTGGAGCCGATATTCCTTGTTTGTTTAATTGAAGCTTCCTAGCCCAAACACTAACAGTATCTAAATTATAGTTTAGATCAAGTGCTTTACCCCATTTCAGTTGCATACTCTTTTGTAGTCGCAAGCTACTCTCCATAACAGCCTATCGCCCATAACAGGGGTGCGTCTATGTAAAGTAGTAAACTGATCCATCAATAACAAATCGCCTTCTTGAAAAACATGATGTGTCTGATAACAGCTTTTAAATATAATAGGCTTTAGTCGTTCAATAATTTCTTTATGGTCTACTTGTTTTTTTCCTTCCCATGCTTTTATAATAAAGTGGTAAGGAAAGTAGAAATAGTCTTTGCCTGTATGCGGATGCTGTCCTACTAACGATCTAATACTACCTTTGTTCTTGCTCATAAATTCAAGCTCAGGATCATCTTCATCTAAATGGTACATTGTATCGTTTTGAAACTTTAATCTGATTGTAATACTACGCCAATAGTCTTGTTCGTCTTTAGACAAATCGTAAAAAGGATCACTTGTATTACAAATGCTTAATGTAGTATTAGGATCACCTTTAATACAATATAATGCAATAAGTATTTTATCTATAAGGTGCCTACTATTTCCGTTTGAGTGCCAACCAAGTTCGCCTCCGCCAAACATTCCTAGTTTATTCCCTTGCTCGTCCTTGCGATCAGAAACTAAAAATAGTTCCGGATGTTCCTTAGGATTCATAAACAATCCTGGTGCTTCACATTCACCTATACGTTTGAAAAATTCTACAATTTGTGCTTCAGTAAACTGTTGTTCGTGATGTATTGAAAGACCTTGTGTTTGTATTTTGTTTACAAGATCTCTTAGTTGTTCATCATTATAATCATAAACTTGAAATATCATCTGTACCATCCAAACTAAACATTAATGCAATTCTAGGTTTGTCACTCATATTAACAACTGCATGGGCATATCCTATATTAAGGAAATTTGCTGTTCCATCTGTTAAATTATATGCTTCTAACTTACCATCTCTTTTAAATAAGTTCACTACATTACTACCACCATACACAGGTACAATACATCTTACAGCATATGAAACATCATAATCAACGTGAAACGGTATTGTTTTTCCTGGTGCTAGTTTTGTAATTCTAATCCGACTTGCTGGTGATTTTAATTGTGTAACTATTTCCTCAAAGTAACTGCCAAGATAGTCTTCTGTAGGAACATTATAAAGGTGCTCTTCTCGGCGTCTTAGACGCTCCTTAATGCTGGCTGTATGCGGTAATACTTCACTAGGCGTAGTTAGGTTTATCTGTTCAAAGTTATCGTATACATCCTTAACTAAGTCTTCGTGGTTCATACACAGCCCAGGGTTTGCTGTACGTACATCAACAAATTTTCCTGCAAGTGTATCTGTAGCCTGTCTTAATTTTTGCAGATCTATATTCAACCCCAAATTAGCAATAGTTGGTAAGTTTTTCTTATTCATAATATCTCCTACAACACATAATCAATTAGCATAATATCTCCTGGCTTCCAAATATGCTTATATGTATACTTATCGGAGCATACCCAATCGTTCCATATAGTCTGATAAAATTATTGTGTCTCATTGAAAAATTACTGGCGTATAATTAGAAACTGCTTTTGAATAATCAAAAGCTGTTCGCCATAATTGCCTTTCTTTGTTTTTAATTGCTGATCGTCTATGACTAGTTGTCAACTGATCCATAAAAAGTAAATCACCTTTTCTAAAAACATGGTGGAACATATACTTAGAACGTGTAATTACTTTATATAAATTATCTTTGAATTCGTTAAAGTTCTCTATTTCTTTGCCATCTTTGTAATATGCTTTATACAAATATATAAACATAGGATAAAAATATTCTCTACCACTTACAGGATGTAGTGCAACTAAAGGACGTCTATCTATTGTTTCATTATAGTGTTCTTGTCCTGTTCTAAATTTTTCTTCACCAGCTGTTTGATATGCTTTACTATAAACACCGTCATCTCTCCAAATTGGTTCTGCAACTCCTTTTGAATTATTTAGGTTAATATCTATACCACGGTAGTATTCTTTTTCTTGTTCTGACAATTCTTCAAATGCGTTGCATTGGTCAACTATAGATAAAACTGTATCAATACATTCTGTTTCACAATATAATCCTACACATATTTCGTCAAAGTTATAACGCCCTGTGCCGTTAGCATGCCATTCTAATTCTGTAGGGCCAAACATACCTATTGCTTTTCCGTCTACTATTGCTCCGGATACAATACTAATTTGAGGACTGTCTTCGGGATTCATAAAATAATCTAATTCTTCTACTTTTCCCATTCTAGCACAGGCTTGGGCTAGTTCTTGTCTAGTTAATTTTTGATCGTGTAATACTGCTGATCCATTATTAACAATTTTATTAACTAACTGTTGTATTTCTTCCTCAGTATAATCTAAAATATTCTTATCCATTAAATTGCTTCCTCTTGTATCAGGGGAGTAATACATATTCTTGCGTTATTATTCCATTTCATTCTTCGTCTTCTTGTATAGTAAGGATCTTTAGTTGTAGCTAAGAAAAAACAATCTGACGCCACAAAATTGTATTGTTTACAAATTTTTAATTGTTGCTGTCTGTATCTATTCCACATATCATCGACAGCAAATTTATCCATAATTAACGATAGTGTCTTAACACTATTGTAGTTCCAATTTTCAAACTCTTTTAATCTATGTAAAGTTGCATGTGGTTCTTTAGTATAAACTAATCCTAGTCGTTGTCCTACTAATCCAAAACCTTTTGAAAAACTAAAAAATACTTGTTCAGTATTTACAGGCACATTTATTCTTTGTATTTTTGTTGAGCTTACATATGTACAATCTAGTATTACTGGTGCTTGTATATTTCCTACATCAAAATAATTTCCATCAGCGGCACTAGGTACACTTACAAATAAAGGTTTGTTAGGATCAATATTTCCTTTTAGTGCTGACCGACCTGTTTGTTCATCCATGTGCTGTCCTGGTACATCACAAGTAACTTGTCCTGTTGTTCCTATAATATCTGCATATTCGTATTCGCCGTAGCATAACTTTTGCCAAGGTCTTTTTTCCGTAAGTACCCAATGATGTATTGCATCCGTTGCTCCATTTACAAAATAACAATGTTTAAAATCTTTAAGGTCAATTATATCTTTGACCCATTCTCTATGGAGTGCTTCTGCATGGTTTAAATCATTAGTAGCTTGTCCATTTCCTCTTTCATAATAGGTATCTGCTACTTTTAGATTAGTCAATAGATCTAACACGTCATTATGACATGGTACATCAATCCAAGGATTTTTTCGTAATTTATTTTTAATCACACTATCCATTCAATATTGTCTCTATTCTGTTTTTGAATTCATGAAAATCTATTTCTTTTGGTATATTATTCCAGCGTGTTACCCAAGCACACCTTGGTGCTTCTGTAACTACTACTCTATGCATAGTGTTGGTATCTATCAGTAAAGGTTTGTCTACAATAATATGTCCAATCTTTCTATTGCTTAAAAATGTTTCAAACTCTGGGGTTCCTTGACCCATTTCTTTTTGTGCATGAAATTCATGATAATAAGCATAACCGTGTGCATTTAGTTCTGGCAAGTATACTTCATCTTCTCGAGTTTCAAAATAATCTATTCTTGACGCACCAAACACAGGTATTACTAAATTATAATAATTAGGATGTTCTGTATCTAAATCTATATCAGTATGTGCAAAAACATCTTTCTCTGTACTGTCTGCTGTGTTAAATCCTGTAGACCTAAATTGATAATTAGGGTGAACTTTTCTATGTTCTGCAAGTATAGAATCAAACTCTTGTTCATATCCTGTTGGCTTGCCTTCGCGATCTTCAAGTGAGTAACTTCTAAATGGTGTTTTGCCAAAAGTATTTGATGGTGCGTCACTTACTTTTTTGCATAAAGCTTCAAGTAAATTTACTCTATCACTTATGTTTACGTATTCAGCAATACCTTTGATCATTATAAAACGCCTTCTATAAAAGGATCGTCATAAAACTTAACAAATTTTCCGTCTTGTAACAACATAGCAAAACGCTGACATCTTACTCCCATAGTATTGCCAAAGTCTTTGTCTTTGCCTATGCTTTTACTAAAAACTGCTAACGGGTCTGCAACTGCATCTATATCTTTATGTCCGTGTAGTGTGTTCCATTCGTGCATGACGCTGGGATCATTTACGCCTATAAATACAACCTTACAATCTAGTTTGTCTAAACTATTTGCAAAACCAGGTAGATGTCTTTTTGTGCAACCTGGTGTAAACGCTCCGGGTACACCACACATAATAACTTTACCCATAGGTATTTCATAAGGTAGATAGTCGCCTTCTTTTAGTATGTATAAGCCTTTATTGTTAATTTCCATGTTAATCCTTAGTTGTAAATATACTTAATCCAATCTTACGCTCTATTCCTTTACTTTTGAAATTAGAACTACAATGTAATGCTAAACTATCAAAGCATAGTGCATCTCCAATTCGCCAATCTAGTATTTTATTAATACTCAATCCGTTAAGCCAATTAGACTGTAAGTGAGTTAGATAGCTAAGTTCAATATCATTTAATCCTGCTATTGACTGTTCTTCTACATCGTTATAGTTAGTTAAGAACTTATTATAATGTACAGGATAATCTGTCATATCACTGCCGTTAACAAACTTTACAGGGCCACCATAGTAATATTGATCAAAAATAATTAACTTTACATCGTCACTATCTCCGTATATACGCAAAGGAATTGTAAATGCTTTATAACAATTAGGATAATCAAATTCGTCGTCATTGTGTATAATATGTGGGTCTGTAACATCAAAGTAATGTATGTATCTAATATCAAACTCGCCCACTTGTTGCTTTAAAGAAGTAATTAAAGGTTCAAATACTTTTTCATTAGGATCTACTTTTAGTACTTTGGGTCCTGTATTTTTCTGTATTGCTTGTTCTTCATTAATTACATAGTATTTGTATAGACTATTAACGTCTACTATATCTCTTATTGAATAAGGATCGCTTTGTCCTTGTTTTATTTTTTGTATTTGTTCTAGTGTACGCATTAATAGTTTCTCAAACAGCTCATTAACTTCATTACGTTTTCCCAAGTCTTAGGCACGTTTAAAATTAGGTGTAAACTATTATCTTCCCAACTATGTGTTCTATGTACTTTTCTTGTATCAACAAAATATGTTTTATTTGCAGTAATTGTTTGCCTAACATCATTTAACCACCATTCATAACTGTCCATTCCAGACTGTGATCCTAAGAATGTAATTACTCTAAAACAATCTCTTGTTAAATGCGGGCTATCACGATGAGGAGGAAACCAGCCACCTTGATTACTTCTAATAATCATTGTGCGTCCAAGTGTACCCCAATAATTTAAAAGAGGTTGAATACTAGTTAATTCGTTGTAGGCTTGCGTAGGATATTTGAAATCCTTTTCATATAGCATACGCCCTGCACGTTTAATTGCTTCTGGTCTGCTTAAACTATCGCTCGGTTTGTCGCCTTCTAATCCAACTAACAACAATCCCTCTCTGTCATTACTTACACCTTCTCGTCTAAGATATGGAACAAAGTTTTGTTGTTCAATTTGTTGGTGGAAAAGATTGTGATCATAGTAAATTTCTAGTTGTTCAAAATCTCCTAGTGCTTGTAGTTGTAGTTCGCACTTGATATCTTCTGCTGTAGGTTCTAAACTTGCAGGATCATTTTCCCAATAACTATAATAGTCTGATTGCGAACGATTAGCTTTTGGTGTTAAGTTTAAAGGTTTTCCGTCTTTATCTGTTTTCTTTAAATCCATTTAACAATCTCCTTGTATTCTGGCTTAGGATAAGCAAGATCTACCTTAGTAGGCTCGAAAGGTATCGGCTTTATTTTGTTTACTCTTGGATCTAAATAATCATGTCGAATGTTTGGATCTTTTCCATATCCTATTCCCATTATAAATCTAAAGTCTAATGCTTTTTCATCCTCAGCTAGTTTAAATATTTGTGTCATCATTGCATAATTATTGCATACATTCTGACACATGCCACTTTGTATTCCGCGATTGGCTAGTGCCAACATAATATATGCAGAGAACAACCCTATTTCAATATTTTCTGTTTGTGCTTGATGACCACTAGGATCGTTAGTTCGTAAATTACCTTTGCCAAATCCATCTACTTTTCCTCTTTCACTATTTTTTTCATAGCGTACTTCTGTATCTGCACACCATCTAGCATTAAATCCTAATAACCAAGGTGCAAGGACTTGAGGATTACCTGGATCATCTTCAGCTTGTAAATCTGCATTCCTATGACATATAGTAAATATTTCTTTGCGTATTTCAGGATTATTATTTCTTAACATTCTTACTTGATAAGGAAACTGTTGATTCTTACTAGGAATGTTTGTAAGCACTTCTTTAATTGCTTCTTCAATTGTATCCTTGGTAGGAACAAGTTCTTCATCCCAAGCAAACGTAGTATGCCTAGCTTCTATTAAATTTAACCATTCCACTATATCTTCCTTTTTGGTATCTTGCTATCAGCAGAACTTACACAACTTTTTGTAATACATGTCTTAGGTGTCTTAAACAGTTCAAACCCTGTTTCTATGTTACCAAGGGGTGCATCATGGCAAGAATAACTTCTTTTTATGCTACCGTCTGGCTCGCGTATTATAAGTCCGCTGTAACCGGCATTGCACCGCCATCCTTCAAAATTGTTAAAATTAAAGGCATTAAAGCGTTCTGCTTGATCCATATAGTACTTATCGCCCTTTGAATCTTCTAATTCAACTTGCATATGCCACGGAATACTTGTATCTAGTTTTCCATTTACTCCTGTAGGTATTTGGAATGAAGGCTTGGGCCTTTCTGCCCACTTACGTTTGCTTTCTGTATATGCTCGTTGTGGCATTCCGTTGTAGAGCTTTTTAAGGTCTTCTTCTTTGTAGCCTTCAACCACCCGGCTCGCAGTAGGATCGGATTGCGGTTTAAGGGTAACGTTGATTCCTTGTTCGTGAAAGAAGAGAGCATTTTCCCAATCCCTTTCAAACCAGTCTGGTACCATAACTTGATTAATTGTAACTTGTACATCGTGCTCCTGACAGAAGATCAACTTGTCTGCAAAGTCTTGCATCTTCTCTTTGTTGTTTACGTGTTCTGTATGCAGACTTGCTGTAATACTTGCTCTATGAAATGGCTTTGCATACTCTACATAAGTTTCAAACCACTTCATTGGTCGACTACAATTAGACGTCATGTGTACACTTGTATAATTTGTATTCTCTACATCATCTGCTAAGTGCTTTAGTATATCTAAGTATCCAGGATGAAAAGTAGGCTCTCCTCCCGACAAGGAAAAGTGGAAACTGTTAAAACCGTTATCACGTGCCTGCCTCTTTATCTCATCGATTGTAAGAAGACATAGCTCTGTTGGCCGGTGATCTTTACGATCTGATCTAGCGTATGGCCAACAATAACTACAACGATAGTTGCAAAAGCGACCAAGGAGCCAACTAACAGTAAAAATATCTCTGTATAAGAGTGTTCTTTGACCCACCGAAACAATGTCGTCAAACGGGATCTTAGTAAAGTCATAATTGCTCCATTTTAAGTCTTCATTCATAATTTAGTATAGCACCTTTTGTCTTATATGTCAAGTATATCTATTAAATCCCCAGTGTCTTTCCATACACCACCAACATTTACCACAATGCTTGTCAATATTGTATTCTAATGTGTTTTCAAACGCTTCACAACTACGTGTTAACGGAAATAGAGTATCTATAACTCCTAGTGTTTCGTACAATTCTGCAACACCTTTTTTGTCAATGTTAGAAAGATGTCTCCAAGAATTATTTACACGTACAGGAAAATTTTTTCCGTTCCTATCATCAGCAGGCCCATTGTGCAAATGCTGATCTGTAATTTCTTTAGGAGGGTTAGCTGTTATACCTGAATAGTTTCTATCAATGTTTTCATTAACACATGCTTCTTTCCAGAGACGTTCTTGTGCAGTAATATAATCTGATGATCCATTACATATGTTTACATAATGCTTACCAAAAACATTACCAAATTTATTTGTAAGCCAATTTATAATACGTTTAGAATACATTTCTTGAAATGGCTTCTCACTATGAATAGTTGTTATAGGTATTATTTTTATATCAGGACGTTCTTTTGTAATATATTCACATAACATATATGCTATAATAGCACTATCTGCTCCGCCAGATATTTTTAAAGATACAGTTTTGACATCTATATCTTCCTCTAATATTATATTTTGTTGGCTGTTAGCGAAGATCATCAATCAATATCCGTAATTTCCGTTTTTAAATAGTATTTCCAATGATGATATGGTTCGCACCAGTCATCTTCTGTTAGAGTAAATTCACCAGTGTTTGTCCAACCTAATATCTTGTCATACATCATTTGATTATTTTCTATTGAGAGATGACATACTCTAGTGTCATAGTGTCCTAGTCTTTTATTTAATTTCTTTTTTGAGATTTTTTGATTTTTAACCCAAAAGTCTTCTTCCATAAATTGTAAGTCAGCAAGGGCTATTTCATTATTAAAAAGATCAGGCCTAGTATATTTACACGAGTCGTGTTTTTTGATATATGGTCCAAAACAAGTTAAAATAAGCATATCTGGTTTTTTACGTTTAGCATCTTCTATCATTAAACTTGCTGTTGTATATTCTTTCTTTTGATCTAATACATAATAATAAGAATCTAAACATTCATAAACTAGCATATTCGAAGGTGGTATCTTTTCACCTTTTTGCATAAGCTGGTTTATGAATTGTTTATCACAGTACATTGGACTAAAATGTGATAGTGTAGGTATATCTGTTTTTGTGTTAGGTATGTATCCTCTCATTGGATCTGATACTGCCCAAATAATTAAATCGTAATCTTTTTCGTAGTGTTCTAGAAATTTTTGGTAACTCCAATATACTCCAGAACCACTAACACCTAAATTAGTAACAAGAAAATGTTCTTTAAGTTTGTCAACCCAGGAGTGTTCTTTATTAGGTCCGTAAGCTACTACAAAACTATCGCCTATTATTAGCAACTTCTTCATTATAATTCCTTTAAAATAGATACGTCTATATGATTTTTTACTACATCAAGATAATTTTCTTTGTACTTACTTTTTGGGGCGCATAGGCCACAACCGCATGTATGTCTAGGACAAGTAATAGTGGGCATTGTTTTTGCCTTTAATTGTTTTCTTAAATTTTTTATAATTTTCTTACCTTCGCTTATTTTTCCAATTGGTCCTCTAGTACCGTCAAAACGTGCTTGACATGTTTGATGATGAAATACACTATCTGTTTGTTGTTCTAAATGTAAGAAAAACCAATTTACACTACATTGCCAGCCTTTAAATTCACGCAAGTCGACAAACGTAGCATTGCGACTAACTCCTTTGTTAGACAAACACATCTCTCTACTACCACAACAAGGACGCCCAACAGTCATGCCTAATTTTTTCTTTTCAGTAGTTTTTTCTCCGGCGGCACTTAACACTTTTGCTGCTTCTACATCATCATTAAGTTTTGCGTTTTTATTCTTCCAAAAGTTTTTCATGTAGTCTAATTGTTCATCGTTGTACTTGTGAGCGAAAGTAGGTTTACTGTCTCGTTCTTCACCAATAATTCTAGGAACATATTTTATTTTATGTTCATCTAAAAATTCACATAACGATTTACATTCGTCAAACAATTCTGCATGGAACATAACATTGACACTCAATGTTAATCCGTAGTCTGGTCCTTGAGTATGGAATTGTAATAACCTATCTCTAACTTGTTTTTTAAGTTTTTCGTTACTTTCAGCATGATAACTTACTGTTATATGCCTCATATTTTCCATAACCTTTGTTGCCATTTTTTCACCCATGGCTCCGTTACTTGTAAGAGCAAAATTAGCCTTCCAGCTATTAGAATATTTTGCTTCGTATTCTTTTTTAAGGTATTGTATAAAAGGAATGAAATTAGGATTAACTGTAGGCTCACCTCCAGTAAAACTTATACTTGCAAATTTAAAATCTCTGTACTTCATATGCAGATCTATATACTCGTATAGAAAATCAGTGTTTGCTTTTAGTTCATCTAATGTAGCATGTTTACTAAAATTATCATGTCGTGTTACAGGACAATAACTACAGTCATAGTTACACCTGCGCCCTGTGTCCCAAGTCACTTGAAATACATTACCTGTTAAAAGATCAATAGTATCAAAACTCAAGTTTATTCTCCTTCATAGCCCATTGTCTTTCTACACACCAAAAGCATTGACCACACTCTGGTATGTGACTACCTTGATTATGTTTGTACCAATATAGATCTAGTCCAGACAATTTATCAACTCCGTTACCATCACCTTCGCAGCTACGTGTAGTTTTAAATAGGTCTAACTTATCATGGTCCATATATTGTTTCACTACCCAATCTTTTTCTATCATTTTTAGCGGCATGATTCTCCAAAAATCTGCCTTGTTCTTTGCTAAATCATCCATGCGAACTTTTTTAAGATTAATATCTCTGTTTCTCATCCTATCTTTTGTAGGAACATCCATGCTAGGATTTTTTGTAGTAGCATTATAGATTGCATCATAATCATTTTCATATTGAATATATGTGTTAAAACTATCAACAGTAATTTGGTCAGCACTACGTTTGCCAACAATATTTCCAATAGCACCGTGTTCTAATTCAGGAGGAATAAAGTTACTGTAGCGTTCGCCAATTATTGTTGGATATAATTGTTTTAACTTTTGATATACTTTTTTACTTACTGGTCCTGCCCAGGGCCTTGCATTATAAACTCTTGTATGTGTAATAATATCTATTTTACAATTATAATTATTTTTTAAAATAATATCTGATAAAAGGAAAGTAAGGCATGCACTATCTGCGCCGCCACTTAAATTTATAGCTACCTTTGTCCAATTAGGATTGAAAGGAAGATATACACCGTCAATAAGATGAGCTTGTATTCCTTTTAAATTTAACGCTTCCTCTTTTTTGATAATTCTTTGCCTTTGTGTTTTTTTAGATTCTGAGCGTATGTGCTGTAGGTCATCTGATCTGCGTATTTGTTTTATTCTACTATTACAGTCATTATCTATTTCTTTTAACACAGTATCAACATCAAAGTCAATGTTATACTTACAGTCTTTATAATAATTAATTGACATTTTCTATTTCCCTTATAGCTCTATATACCTGGTTATTGTTATCTATTTTATAATTGTTTATTGAAGAATTAAAATCTTTCTTCCAAAGTGCATCAATTTTTCTGCGATATACTAAAAATGCTTCCCAGTGTTTATAATCTGGTTTGTGTGATAAAACGTATTGTTCTATTCTATCAATACTACGTAGACTAGATTCAATATCTTTCCAATACTGTTTTCCTTTTAGATATCCACGTCTATTTGCATAGTCACTTCTATTTTTTTCGCGGTGTTTTTTCTCTGTCTCGACAATTTGTCTTGCTTTTTGTAAATCACCTAAAACTTCATCTGAAAAATGAAACATCATAATAGCTGGATTTAAGTATGGCGGTGTATAAACAATTGAAGAGTCAATATCTTCTACATCTAATTCTAAGAAACTTTGAAATATATCTGGTAAATCCATAATTTGATATATGCTAGTTGTAAGTACAACTTCTAATCTTGTGAAGTTGTTTATTTCATTAAACTTACGTACATTCTCTTTTAAGACATCCCAGTCACCGTCCCTAAAATAAGCATATAAATTTTTACCTGCATCTAAACTCATCTTAACACTAGACTTGCCAAATGGTTCTAATAGTTCACTTAGTCTTACAGGATCAAAACGTGCATTAAAGTTTGTATGGAATGTCAAACTTATATTTTCTATATTTGGATGTTTTGCTAGTCTTTCTAAACAAGGAAAAAATTGTTTCTGATGCAAAACTTCTCCACCTGCAAAGTCTATCTTTTCAATATTAGGAAAATTATTATTTAGATCATCGACTATTCTTTCCATTTCACTCATTGGTAAATCTATACTAAGATCGTCATCACTTGTTGATCTATGCATAGCACCTGTAAGTTGATCTAACTTGAGTGTATGGTCTTCAAGTGTAGGTTCATATCTTTTTAATTTACTTACCCAGCCACTAGAATAAACCTGACTACAATGCAAACACGCCATATTACAACTATTACTAAAACGTAACTCTACATGATGCAATCCTTTAAAATCAACAGCACCTGTTTCTTCATTATAAAATGTTTCGTCTGCTGGATAGTCATGGCGCATACTCTCAATACTGTCTGCCTCTTCTGCTTCGGCACATAGATGGCAACCTTTGCACCACTTGCCTGACATAAGTTCTTTTCTGTGTGTTCTAAAGCCTTTGTTATTCCAAAACTCACTAGGTAACTGGTTATCTAATATGTGTAGTTGATCACTTTGTTGTGGACAGCTAGTGGCAAATCCATTCTTAAAATTCAATCCACCTAATGCATAGTAGCAAGGAATCTTTTTAGACATCTTTAAAAATATCCTTCATGTCAGGAAACACTGCACTGAAACTATTATTACGTTGTCGATCACACAACCCTAAAAATTCTTTCATTTCCGGTAGTCGTTGACTCCAGTCTTCGCTTTCCATAAAACTAAGAATACCATCTAATCGTTTAATTCCATATTCAGCACTACGCCATGTATCATACTCGACTTTACCTTTGTGCCAACTCGGAATACCTAACTCCCAATTTTCTTCCCACCAGGGATACCATGCTTCGTACTTTTCTCTTGTTTTTTGTTTAAACCATGTAGGTAAACTTTTAACATTTAAGTGTGCTGGCCAGTATACAAAGTGCTGACTAATTCCGCCAGCTCCAAATGGCCACATGTTAACTTTATTAAAGTTCTGTTCTAATTTCCATTGAATAAGATCTGGTAAGTAATAAACATTGAGCGCCTGTACTGCACAAGCAATCGTTACTTCTACATTATCTGTAGTTTCTTTATCTAATCTATGGAACGTGTTTACTTGATTTTCCCACTCACTAGGATAACGAATATAATCATTCATTTCTTTTATACTGTCAATACTATAGTGAAAACGTACTAATTTAAAATGACTCCATAATTCAAATAAATCTTCACGCCATTCTACACCATTACTATTGTAACGTAGTTCGAGATCTTTTGCATACCCCATTTTAATTGCATGTTCAAGTATTTCATAATGTTCTTCAATAATAAGACTTTCGCCACCAGCAAAATAAATTTGTTGCATACTAGGCATTTGTTCATAGAACTGATCCCAAAACACAGGATTTTGTTTATGCCAATTATAACTACTGCCGTTAGTACTACCTTTGTCTTTCCACTGCATAATCTCTTTTAATGATTCATTTTTTACAGCTGGAAATATTTTCTTATAATCCTTTATCCATCCTGATGAATCATGTGGTGAACACATAACACAAGCAAGTTGGCACTTAGTTCCAAAACGTAAATCAATATATGCTAGATTAGGCGGTACTTCTCCGTCCTCCTTTGTATCTGCTAATATTTTTTCTAAGTCTACACGCTGACTCCAGTAATGTGTTTCCCACATACGCTTACTACGATGGCCTGCGGCTTCTTCTTTGTAACACTTTAAACAACTAGGAGGTTTTTCACCTGCAAGCATTTGTTTACGTACATTCTTCATGTAGTCACTGTTCCATGCTGTTTGAAAATCACTAACATTTAAATTATTAGGACGTCCTTGGCTATCTTTAAGTATACCTACTTGGCCGCCGTGTTCTTTATCGTTAGTAGGACCTACTGAACTAGCGTTTGCTGTACAACATACTCGCATACTACCGTCTGGTCGTGTACTTAGGTGTACCCAAGGTAGTAAACAAAAGGTTTCTGATGGATATTTTGTTTTAGTTTTATCTTTCATTATATACGTACTTATTCCTTATTATGGTGTAATTCATTATTAATGGTACTTATTACATTTTCTTTACAGTGTCTAGTGCAAGGTCTCCACGTTTCTTTTAGAATCATAGCATGTAAATCGTTATACCATGGACTATCTAAAATTTCTTGGAAACTATTTTTACCACTCAATACATTATCTAAAATATTATATTTGTATCCGTGTTTGTCATATAAATTTTGCATTTCTGTTTCAGTGCCTACCCAACAGCACGGCAAAACTGTTCCTCTATTTGTAACATACAATCCTGTATCTAAACCAAAATAGTTAGGTCTACTTAGTGCTTTACATTGAATTTCAGTTGCAGGCTTTTCATTTTCTAATTGGAACTTAGGTGTTGATGCTTGTTTTACTTTTTCTATAGCATCACGCCCTTTGGTGCCTCGCCATTTGATGCCTTCAAATCCTTCGTCTATACTACGCTGTCTTGCTTCTTGATCTTGATGTTCATTATGACTGAAATATATAAACTGCCATATAGCACGGCCTCCATGTTTAATAAATGTTCTAAAGTTTTCTTGCAACTTATCCCATTTAACATTTACTCTGTAAATATGGTTGGTATCTTCAAGTCCATCAATACCCCAATTTACTTGTATCCTTTTAGTACCTCCAGGTGAAATGTTAGCACTGCTAATCTCAGCAAGCTCTTTCCAAAACTCTTTGTTTCTTGTTCCGCCATTTGTAGAAATGTTTACTTTGAGATAGTTATTAAATCCTTTGTAACTCATTATCCATTTTACAATTTTTATTAGGTCTGGATTAGTTGTAGGTTCATCATAACTTCCACAAAAGTCTAACAACAATAAATTCTCCCAGTTATCTTTGTCAAACCAACTCTTAAATTGTTCAAGTGTTATAAAGTTATCATTTATACCTATATGTTTAGGTTGTACTTTACCGTCAAATATTAATTCTCTTGCACACTGTGGACAACGTGCATTACAATAATTTGAGATTTCCATTTGTATCTTTTTAACATTTTTTGCTTCTACTGGCCAACCCATTATACTACGCTCACATTTTCATATATTTGTGTAGCCGGACAATATTCATTCATTCTATATAGTCCAAATTTTATAAAAGGAGATATTGTATCATATTGTCTTGAGGAAGACAAGTAAATATTATCAATATAATAATCTACATTTATAAAATTTTCAATAATTGATATTTCTGCAAGTAAACTAAATTTATCGGTTGCAGTAACAAAGGTATTTCCAAGTCCTACATGCCAAAATTTCTTACATACTGATAACAAACTAGGAGGCTGGCCTCCTACAACACCGTTGTGTAATTGAAATACGCTATACCATTCAGCCTGTGGAAATTCTTCTGCTTGTATATTAACATCGGCTTTAAATTTATATGTGCCTTCTGGTAGCAAAGTGCTTTTTACTTCGTTACGCTCTTTGTAATCCCACATCTTATTTCCATAGACGTTATATTCTGGATCAGAATCACCGTTGCACTTGCCTCTAGCATTTTTAAAAGTATAAGTGTTGTCTTTTACAGTATATGTACTATTACAACTAGGAATAAATTTTATCATAATTCTTCCTTAATAAATTTATCTCTAATTTTTTCTGCACATGTACTTTCACATTTAGGTATACGTACATCATCAGTCCAACTATCTTTAATGCCATTCCACACTTTGCTATTCATTGCTTGATCTAAACTAACATTTTTTAAGTTAATGTCATTTAGATAATCGTGTTCAACTAGCAAGTCCTCAAACTTATCTTTTATTTTGTGACTTACAGGAAATTCTAACATTTTACTATTCAAATGACAACAAGGAATTACATTACCCATATGGTTAACAAATATACGTTTTTGGTTTGCATACTTACAGCTAATACAAGGTTGTGGTTTAGGATTTCGATCTACTTTTGCTCTTTTATGCTTAACATCTTTTGTATCTTTTCTGTGACTAATAATAGTTTTAAAATCACGGAAGCCTTCATCTTTGGCCATTTGCTTTGCAGTTTCTAATTGGTGCTCGTTGTGTTCAAAACTAATAAACTGCCAGACACTTTGTCCACCAGCTGCTATAAAAGCTCTAAAGTTCTTTTGCACTTTTTGAAAACTAGATCCTTGTCTGTATACTTCTGACAATTCGTCACTGCCGTCAATACCCCAAGTTACTCTATGACTGCATGTTAATTCTTTTGCTAGTTTTTCCCACCATTGTATTGTACGTAAACTTCCATTAGTAGCAATATTAATATGACATCCCCAAGCAGCAAAGTGTTTGATAATGTCATGGAACTGAGGATGACTACATGGCTCGTCAACACTACCACAAAAATTTATTATTTTTATGTTAGGAAACATGTCTTTTTGAAACTTTTCTTTTATAGTATCTAAGTCAAGATATGTTTTATTAAGTATGTCATCTTTGTAGTCTGATAGCACACGAAAACATCCTTTGCATTTAATATTACAAAAACTAGTTAGTTCAATATCTATCCATTCTAATGTTTCGCTAGACCATGTCATTCAAAGCACCATCCTATTATTCTTTTACTGTCTGTTCCTCTTTTAGCATCTAAATCTAAAAGATAATTTTGCATTACACCATTTAGTACACTGTTGTATTCATATTGATTACAATATTGCTTTACTTCCTCTATACTTGTGTTAGTCATTACATTATCAACTACATGAGGTTTGAGTGCATTAATTTGAAGATAATTGGGCCAAACTAAATTATGCATAGCAATTGAAAAAATACAAGCATTACTCCATCTATCTTTAAGATTGTTAACTAACGTATCTATATTAGGTAAGTTCATTGCTTGAACTGTTATAGAAAAACCAAAACTATCTCTTGTGCCGCAAAGAGAATTTATTTCATCAGTCATAGTTATAAATGTATTGTGATTGGTTGGAAATCTAATAAGTTCGTTTACTTCTCCCCAGCCATCAACACTTATAGTAAAGTTACGTTTTTTAAATTTTGCTAATACATTCATTAACTTTGGTGTATTACTAACTCCATTTGTTTGAATTTTTATAAGTGTATTTTTACAGTTCCATTCATTTTTTGATAATTCAAATAAAAATTTATAAACATTTTTCATGTAAAATGGTTCGCCGCCGGCAAAATAAATAGACTCTGCTTTGTCTATAACTTGACTGTAAATCCAATCCCAATCAAGATCTTCTCTAGTTGTTTTTTGAATAATGTTGCTGGTGTATTTTTCTTCAATATCTTTATCTTCAAGCCATTTGCTACTGTTGCCGTAATTACACATAGCACATTTTAAATTGCAAGTGTTACTAGGACGTAGGTCCCAATTAACTATGTGCCCGTTATATCCAGATTGTAAACTACGCTTACGTTTAGTAGGCAAATCTAGTTTTTCCTTTTGTATACAGATTCGGCATTCAGATTGTTTACGCCAGTTTCCTTTAAACTTTTCTCTTATATTATTAATAACAGGATTATCTAACAACTCCTGTATAGTGTCAACTGTATGTTTATCATGGTCGTTTTGGTACAAGCAACAAGGTTTAATATTGTAGCCGTCATTGCCTAATTCTACATACATACTGTTTATAGATTCTAAGCAATGATGTCTTTCATATTTTCTTTTAAGTTTTTTCATTCAACGTTAATTTCATTTTGATATGCTTTGTTATATGCACATGTTCTAATACAACGTGTAAGATGCTTGTTGTGTGCTGGATCCCAACTGTCGCCTAGTACTTTATCAAACCACGGATGTACAAGTACTTCTTCAATGCTGTTTGTTTTCAAACTATTCCAACCTGTTTGATATTCACTTAATTTATCTAATATGTTTTCTTTATTTTTAAAAGCACTGTCCCATAGGAAACAACAAGGCCATAGTTCTTGTTTAGCACTTATAAAAATTTCGCCTTCATGTATCAATTTACATTTTACAGTTTGAATAATTTTCTTATCGACTTTGTTTGCTTTAATAATTTTATCTAACTTTTGGATCTGTGCTTTTTTACTGTGTTCTTTTTTACCTGTGGTTGTAATAACTTTCTTTTCTTGTTGATTTTTCTTTCCAATTAATGCAACCCAGTCATGATAACTATTACGCATTCCTGTGCGAGTTGCAAATTCAAATCCTAAACGTTTTGCATGTTCTCTTGCGGCATCTAATTCATGTTCATTATGGTCAAAGACAATAAAGATCCAAGTTGCTTTGCCGCCTGCATCGCTGTAGGCTTGCATATTTCTTTCAAGTACATTCCACTTTGTACCAACCCTGTAAATATGATTAGTTTCTTTATGCCCGTCAACACAAAAGTTTACATCAACTAGTTGTGTATCTTTACTAATTTGTCCTAATTTAGTCCACCAGTCTGCGGTTTGGTATGCGCCGTTTGTACTCCACTGACAATAGCCACCTGACTCTGTAAGATATTCTGTCATTAGCACACCGTCTTTGTTTAATGCAGGGTCTCCTAAAACACCGCAAAATTTAAATTGCTTGTTAGCAATATATCTTTCGTTAGGAAACAATCTCTTTATATCATCTAAGTAAAAACTTTCAACATCAAACAAGTCTATATTTTGTGTTCTTGCACAACCAGGACATGCCGCATTACAATTACTTGTAATTTCTAGTTCTATTTTTTTAATATTATCTATATTCATTATATACGTACTTATCTCTACTTAAACTGCTCAGCAAACGGATCAAATTCTGCACCGCATTTCATTGCACATACTTTTAATTTGCCATCTCCGCAACTAGGTTTATTCCAACTTTCTTGTATATCATCGAATATACCTGTTTTAAAAACTTTATCTAATCCGTTACGTGCATCTAGTGCATTCTTATCTGGAATAAAATCCCATATCTGTTCTACTTTAGGATCTTTATGCCACCATTTGTACATACGTCCAGCAGTCCAACAACAAGGTAATGCAAGCCCTTCTGCTGAAATATATAAACTGTTGTCTTTTTTAACTTTGCATATTACAGGTGCGGCATCATAATAAGCATCCATACTACCGTACTTGTTTATGATTACTTCTTGCTTGCTAAGAGCTTTGTTTAAATATTTTTTATCTGGTTTTTTAAGCTCTGCTGAATCTTTACCTTTTCTATCTTTGGCTTGATGACTTTCTTTAGGTTTTGTTTTTGTGTCTATGAATCTTCCTGTTTTCTTTTTCATAAACTTTTCACATCCCCATTCGTTAGCAAGTGCTTCTGCTTCTTCCACTTGATGTTGGTTATGTTCAAAGATTAAAAAGTCCCAACGAGCTCTACCACCAGCTGAAATAAATGCTTTCATATTACGTTCTACGTTGTTCCAAACAACACCTTGACGATATATATGGTTAGTATCCCGTAAACCATCAACGCTAAAAATAACAGCACCCATCCTACCAAGAGTTGTCGCCAAGTCGCGCCACCATATTTCATTCTTTGCTCCTGCGTTTGTATTCATACTCAACCACATGTTAGGATTATGCTCTCTAAAGTATTTGAATATTTCTAATGTGTCTTTAGCAACAATAGGATCTCCTAAGTTTCCGCACATGTACATTGTCTTTAACTGTTTAATAAAGTCTGGTGTAAAGATTTGTTTACAATCATCTAATTTAAGTTCGTCTAAGTTAATATGCGGATTGATACCTTCGCCATTCATGTTTCTATCACACATTGGGCAACTTGCCTGACAATTTTGTGTAACTTCTAAATGTATAGATCTTATATCTTCATATCTATACATCTTTTGCATCCTGTATTTTTTTATTTACCAACATAAATATTTCAGTAAAAAACCCAGGTGTGCGCCAATGAACATAATCGTGACTTAAAGTAAAACTGTCTAGGTCTATTAATTTAATTTGATATTCATTTGTTATAACAAAATTCTTAAAGCGAGCATCTGTATATGTTAAATACGTACCTTTAGGTAAATGTTTTTTTGAATATTCTAGTGTGTCGGTATATACAGATATTCCTATATTTACTAGATCTAAACAAACATCTAAAGGAATATTCATAGATGGGTCATTAATACAGTCTTGGGCTGTGTTGAGAACATCTAGTCTTTCCATAGAGTAACTAGTATTAGAATGCCAATCTAATAATTGGGTATAATAGGGCTTTCCGTTTGATAAGTTTTTTACATGATCATATACGTTTTTACTAAACTGTGAATTTATTAGCTGTTTCCTAACTGAATTTTTATTGTAAAAAATCGTTGAAGTATGATTTTTTTTAACTTTTTTCATTCTTCGCTATCCATAACTAATTTAATATCTTTTGCAGGTCCAACTTTGCTCGGTAAATCACCATACTGTTCTACGTACCAATCTATTACTGCTTGATACCAATTTTGACTATTGTGATGTGCTTTTTTATTGAATTGGTATATGTTATCGTTGGTGGCTTGCATTGTTGATAATGCTCTAGCACTTTCTTTTTGCATTTCTCTTAAACTAAGTTCCATTATTTGTATCCAATCCGCATATACCTTGTATATTTGTCTAACGGCAATTCACCTTCATATAATACATTAGACATAGGTGTCATTTCAGCAAACTCCTGTGTGTTACTTACACAATTAACATGTTCTTCAATTTCAAAATAATTGTTGGTTTGTAAAATTAATAATTTTCCATCTGGAATTTTAGCATACCATTCTGCAAAGTTAGGTATGTGTTCACAACTTGTGTTAATAATAGTGTCGGGAGTATCTTTTAAAACTTCAACATCACCTGTGCCTTTAACTGTTTCGTATGTTGTTTCTACATAATCAATATCCATTATGTCTTTTGTTTGTGCTTTAAATTTCCAACTATCTAGCAGTAATTCTTTGTTGAATGTTTCTGCAATTTTCCAAACATCTGGATCAATATCGAAACTTCTTACTTTTGTAAATTTAATACCATTCTCTACAAACATAGGAACAATAGTCGCATACCAACCTGCACACAAATACACTGTGCCTATGTGTCTAATGTGTTTGTGTAATTCGGTTACTAGCCACTTCTTACTAAGCAGTTGTCCTCTACTAAAGCAGTCTATATCAAATTGTATTTGATTGTTGTAAAAACTTTTTAATGGTTTAGTAAATGCACTGTTTGTATATTTTTCAAGTAGTCTCCACAATGCAAAACGATCATTGTTTAGTAATTTAAATTCATCTGTTAGTCCTTGTTTCTCTAACAATCTTTTTGTACTATAGTAATTGCCTTCAATAACTGCTTTACGTACATCATCATCAGTATCTAATATTCTAAATATACTATGCAAATTCTTTTCTACCATTGCTTTACGCAATTCTTCATGATCAGATCCTAGTAATCTAAAAAGTCCGTATAGGTTTTTATCAAGCATTGCCGAACGTAAATCTTCGTGTTCGTCACCTAACAATCTAAATAGACTATGTACGTTATCTTCAGTAACTACTTTTCTAACATCTTCATCTGCATCTATAATACGAAATAAACTGTGTAAGTTTTTCTCTAGTATTGCTTTACGCACATCTTCGTCAACATCGACTATCCTAAATATACTGTGCAAGTTCTTTTCTAGTATTGCTTTGCGTAAATCTTCGTTCTTTGATAGTTTAAAAATACTGTGAATGTCTTGATTATTATAAAAGCGTCTTAGATTTTCTACATCGCCACCATATAAGGTTTCATATCTATCTAAAAGATCGACTATAAAATTATCAGGGTTTGCTTTGTCAGGTACATTAAAACTATTTGCTACTTGTTTTTGAATATCTCCAACTGAGCCTATAGTGTCTGTTTCAGTTTCTAGTTCAACTTCTTCAGTAAGACTAAACTGCTCGTACAACCAATCAAAATCATTTATTAGCCGAAGATCAGAGCTGCTAGAAAGCCCATACTCCCTGCCAGCGATAGCACCTTTAATACAGTATTCGCCGAACTGTTTGTCTTTTCCCACTGTTGTCCAAATTCTAAGTCTTTCATTTGTTTCATCCTCTTTTTGTCTGTCAATAACTTTAGAACTTAATTTAGCACATTCTCTAAATGCACTTTTCCAAGTTTCAAAAGGTCCTGTATTAAATGCTGTAATATTACTTACAACTTTAATTGGTTTAAAATGCCTGCTTATGCTTGTAGTCATGTCAGGACGTGATGTATCCATATCAAGTGTTGCTTGTCTTGGAAATAATTTGATGCCGCCATATCCATATTCTAAATTATTTATTGGGTTACGACTGCGCCATACTTTTACAAAGTTCATTTCTGATTCAGGTGCAACATAATCAAAATTAAAATCATCTACTATTGTAGCATCACCGTCTACAATCCATATAAGATCAGTTTTACAGAGTTTTGCGGCTTCAATATGTGCTTGGTGTATTCCTTTAACTTTGTCTACACGCTTTGCTCTAGGGAATTTCTTTTTTAATTTATCATAATTTTGTTCAGCATTTGGTTCATTATATGTAATCATCACAATATCATAATTAGATTTTGTACTGTCCTTAAAGTACGAATGAGGTACCCTGTCTGGATTAGTATACATGTTTTTAAAGAACTTGCTTGCTTCTTTTTCTAACGGAGCATCTGTAATACCAAGACCAAGTTCGTTGTTAAGTTCATTGCCTAATTTTGTAATCTCATTATGTAGATCGTCTTCATTAATTTTGCTGTATTTGTCTTTCCATAATTTGTTCAGATATTCAAAATCACGTACATTAACAAAGTCCCAGTCAGTACAATTAGTTTGATAACATCCTTCACGAGCGCCATATATTGCCCATAAGCCGTTTTCACTATCAGCGCCTGCACTACACCATATCTTTAATCTGTCTAAATTCTTTTTGTGGACACGATTTCTAAACTCTGTGTTAGTTAGTTTGTTTCCTTCAAACAAACTCATCTTTACACCTTCTCGAAATCCTGCTCTCCAGGCTTGCCAAGGAGTAGCATTATTATAAACGTAGCTGTAGACTTTGCTAATTTGTAAATAGGTTAGGCCCCAACAAAAGTCTATACCTGCTGCAATATTGTTTGGATCTGCGTTTTCATGCGTTTTCATACTTTTAACAAGTTCAGTTGGCCAGCACTTTATTCCGCCATTTCCGTATGTTAATCCGTTTACAACATTATAACCACTCCAGCTAACAACGCATTTTTCTAAATCTATGTCGTCTCTAAAATTGATAGTTTCATTAATAAACTCTGGATCAACAATGTTGTCTCCATCTACAGTAATAAAACGTTCTGTTTCTGCTATGTTTGCACACGCTTTATGAGAAGCATCTGATCCTTCTACTCCGTGTATACGTTTTGCCCAGGGTATTTTTGTAAGTATGTCAGCGTAATTTTTATCGGCATTAGGCTCGTCATAACTCAAATAAACTATGTCACAGTCACTTACTTTAAATAATGCCATTAAAAGTTCTCCACATGTATATATTTGTCGTCAGCCCTTGCACATAGTATACTAACGTTTCCTTTAGTTTCTAAGTTTGCTTCTATTACTCCAGATTCGTTTAATACAGATAAGTCTAACTTAAATGAGTCTAACAAATAATTTGTATCTCTGTCTTTAGTAACAAATATAGTTTTAAGTCGTGGTTGAGTTTGAATGTAATAAATTAATTCGTCATTGTTCACATCAATCTCTAACGCCCACTTATCTTTATATTGTATAATATTTACTTTATCTTTGGCTCGTTGACCCTTAGGTATGGCATAAGAACTTAGTACTGTATCTAATTTTATTTCGTCTTCATGCTTAATGAGATATTGTTTTGATCCTAGTGCATTTATATAATAGTCTAGCAAGTTTTTTTGATGTGTGTTGAATGCCTTAAAATCTTCTTGGGATATTTCAATATAAGGATTTGTGTTTTTAGGATTTATTTCATTTGTACAAGATAAACAATTTCCTGTTTCTTTTTCATATATCATATAGTACATTGTTCTAGCCTCTCTATAATTGTACTTGTTAAAAAGTTTTTCTCAGTATAATGAAATACATCTTTTTGTAAAAAATTATCAAGGTATAATCTACAATCATTTGTAAATTCTATGTCTAATGCTGTTGTCCATCTTGTGTGATGATTGTTCCAATTTTGTATACGAGGTTTCATATGTGTAAATGTAATAGGGATATTGCTTATACTAACATCTAAAATTTTACATGCAAATGCTGTGCATATATCATAACTTACCCATTTTTGTTTAGTAGTACCACAGAGCATATTGTTATATTCATCAAAGTTTTTCATTATATCTTCTACAAGCATAAAAAACTTTTTTACAAAGTTATTCTTCTTAAAATAATAAACACCACTGTATATGTTAGGTAGATTGTTTTCAATAAATGTTTTCCTGTAATATTGATCGTTGATTTTTTCGTTACGATATGTTTTTACATCTGTAACAAAAAATAAATCTTCTGTTGATAACATTCCCCACCAATGATTAATATCATTTAGAACTAACATATCTACGTCCATAACAATAGTTTCGTCATAGGGTGTATGTTCAAATACTTTATATCTGTTTTGTATTTTCCAATCTTTATCTTTTGCTAAGTCGTCTTTTAATATAACAGTATGATCATAGCAATTTTTAAAGTCATCTGTATCTGTAATAAGACATACGTTTGTATCTTTGCTTTGCAACTTTATACTCAAAGCAAGTGCATATGCTTGATCTAGATAATTTGACTCTTTGTTGTTTTGTGCAACTAATACTATACCTCTAGACATTTGTGCACCTTCCTAAACTATATTTGTTCATTATATGTACGTCGGTATCTTTTATTCTTGCAGGATAATATTCGCTGTCTTTTTCTAATAAGAATAACAGTCCTGTGTCTTTCATATCTATTAATATATCTTTATCTAACGTTTGCCATAAATTACCTGGTATAGAAATATCTTCTAATGGACTAAACCCATTCATTATATGTAAAGCAATGCTAAATGCATAATCATTTCTAAATTTTGTTTCTACAATTTTATATTTCAATCTATAAAAATCATAGTTTTCTTGAATGTGTAAAATTAAATCAAATAATATTTTGTTTTGTGTAGATTTAGTAAAGTAAAATACTGTTGCCCAATACATAGCAACACCTGTATCAGTTATTCTTTTCATACTTGTAACTCTATTATGCTTAACGTCAACCCAGTCTTTGTTAATTAATAAATTTTTTCCAGAATCAAAACATTTAAGCAAATTATTACTGTTAATAATAAAGTCTGTATCTATAACAATAGTTTGCTCATATGGTGATAAGTCATAACACATTGCCCTACCAGCGTTATTCCAAGGTAGTTTCTTTTGTGCATACAAGCCATCTCTAAATGTTTTATTATTATTACTTTTTGGCATTTCAACTTCAATAATATTATCTATTTCATCTTTGATAATACTTTTTGCATAGTCAACAGAGCTTGTTACAAGACTAACTTGTAAGCCCAAAAATTGTTTTATTCTTGAAGCACAAAAAACTGCTTGTTTGATGTAGTCAATATCTGAATTGTTATGTGCAAAAAGTAGTATACCTTTGCTCATACACTAACAAACCCTTCAACTGTTCTATTTTTTGCTAATTTTTTATATTCTGTATTATACTTGTTAATTGCTTCGTTATAGACTGCAAGAATTTTTTCGTAAAATGTATCATCTACTTCAATTGGAGTACAGTTATCATCATCTATAACATTTGGGTTTGAAACTTTTACAAATGCTATTAGTTCTTTAGTTACTGTAAATTTGCCGCCATTACAGTAAAATATTCTGTCAGAATGAAACTTTTGCATTAATATATTTTTTTGGTTATTTAGGGTGACCATTAGATTGCTGTGTTCTAATGCACGTTCTAGTCTTTTATCCATACGATATTTCCTCAGTTATACGTATATTATAACTGATTTCTTACTGTTTGTCAAGTATTAAAGTGTGCTACTATTAGCGAATGCTGGTGCTGCTACTGAAACATTAGATCCTGTTGGTCTAAACATTTGTATTGTGCTTGTGATAGTGCCTTTTACATTTTCATCTACTACAGCACCTGCTATTGCAACTCCGTCAGTGCCGCCGCCATCTAATGCTGCTTGGTCACCAACGTCATTATCTTGGAATTCTACATTAAATGTAATTGAATTTGTTGCAGATGTTTTTGCTTGGATTTTGTAAAGATTTTCCGAATATGGATTTGCTCCACCTTTAGAATATAAGTCTTGATAACTTGCTGTTAGATCGTAATTACCAATTGTTAATGGTGTTCCTCTTGCTACAGCATTACCTGTTCCTGAAATATTAAATGCTTCTAAATAGTTAACACCCATACTACCTGCATCTGATAACATTGTTTGCCAGTCTAAAGTCTTTGCTTCTGAAGCTGAATATGCTAAAGCAGCAGAAAATATTATGTGTCCGCCAGCATTGAAAAATGCCTTACGTGTATTTGCGTCTGCCCAAGTAACAGTAAATTCATGATTAATTGTACCATTCCAATCAGTAGTTCTTTGACTTGTAATACCTGCTTCAGTTGAACCTTCTCCAGCATCTATACCAAATGGTGTAGATTCTGCTGTTGCTACTGTTGTTTCATATGCATTAAAAATTGTTGCTGCAATACTGTTGCCTGCGGCAACATTTGTAAGTGAAGGATCTGTACCTGTTTGATGTATAGCAATCTTTTCTATATCAGTTCTTAAGTTATCCCATTGTGTTGCTGTGATAACACTATCAGCTGCAACTGTTGAACTGCTTAATGCTTGTCCATATCCTCTAGAATTTACTTCAGTAGTACCTGATGGCGACCCTAACAAAACGTTTACACGACTTCGTAAAGTATTGTAATCATTTTCTGTAATACTATTTCCGACTGATACTGCCATTATTAATCCTTCTTTGTATTAAGTACGTAGTTATTTATACCTTTAACACACACTCTACTAATTTTTCTTCATCTAAATCATTTGAATCTAGTGCAACACCTACCATTGATGTTGTTTCTATTGTAGAACAAACTCCGTCTTCCCAAGCATACACTGGCTGACCCTTTGTAACTGGTCCTTTAACTCTTACAGGAACACGTCCTTTAAGTCCGATTGCTTGTCCTTCTGATTCGCTGTTCATTAAGTATGCAGGTTCTGCTGATATAACACCAATACTAACACTACTAGTCTTAGAAGCTGTTGTTTCAGCGTCTCCGCCTACACACATTGCTGTGCCTACTGGATACTCTTGGTCAGTTGTATATTTCTCTGCTAAGTCAGCATATTGAGCTTGTGTACCAACACCAACAAAGAAGTTTGCTTTTAATGATCCTGCTGTAATATTCTGTCCATTGATTGTTTCATCAACTGATGTACGTATAGCAAGTGTGCCAGCGTTAGCAGAAATTGATCCGCCTACATCACCTAGTCCAGATACAGTTAAATATTCTGCTTTTTCTGCTGTACCAAACAATTTACCTGAAGCATATATATTTCTAAATTTTAAAGCAGTTGTACCTAAGTCAACTGTTTGTGCTACTTCTGATGGAGTTCTAGCTGATAATCCTGGTAATACTTTCCCTGGACGTAATTCAATAACATCTTTGTTTGTTGCGCCATCTTTGGCTCTAAAAATTAAATTTGCACCAATGTCATTAGCAAGAACAACATCTTGGCCGTTTTCAACTTTAAATCTACCGTCTGCACTTACACCTACTGTAATACCATCGTCAGTAGCAAAGTTCGTTTGGTTTGTAAATGATGCACTACCTGTTGTAACAAAATCTGATGCAGTTACGAATGCTCCATCAACTACTAGGCCTTCAGCACTTTTTGCTGTACCCCAGAATCTGTCAGCTGTAGATGTTACTCCATTTGATGCTTGTGAGCCTTTAAGCGTAACACCTTGTCTAATGTCAGTAAATCCTGTAATTGCACTTTCTGTACTTAAAGTAAACTCTGTTCCGCTTATTGCAAAAATAACTTCATCGTTGATAGTAGCTGTTATTATAGATCTAGAAACTGCACTTGTATCAAGTACTGTTTTACTTTGCATTTGTGTAATACCGTCGCCAGCATCTTGTGGGCCAATTAAAACAAAACCTGATGAACCTAGGGCATATAATTGTTCATTGTTTGTGTCCCACCAAAAATCGCCTAAAGCAAGTCCGGAAGGGGATGTTCCACTTACTTCTGCTCCGCCTGTTGTACGCCATTGACTGCCGTCATAAAATTTTAATTTGCTGTTTGAATTATCAAACCAAATTTGTCCGCTTACTGCTTTTGGCGGTGGATTGCCACCGTTAAAGTTTTCTAATAAGAAAACAAAATTTTCGTTTTGTATTTCACCGTAACCCGCATAGTTTTTACCAACTAGCTTTAAATCCGTAGTTTGGTCAATAGTACCATCCTGGATAGTTGTTAACGGTGTATTATTGTATCTATCAATATTATATGCCATTTATATACCCCTTGCGTATGTATTTATCGCTATCATAAGTTTATTCCTCGTTACGGATAAGCAGTTGTTGAAACCCATTGCCACGCATTTGAGCCGCTTACACTTAAATTCATTATTTTTCTTGTTACACTTAAAGATACAGTCGAACCAGATATAGTATTAAAACTAATATCTTTAAGGACTGACACATTTAAAGTTCCGTTTGCATCAACATTTTCAAACGTTCTGTTTCTAGCAGTATTTAAATCTGACCCTGTAATATCCACAGTTGTAGTACCATAGTTAGTGGTTAAAACTCTAGCTACTGTACCAGGTGCTTTGCCTGCAGGGGGAGATAAAATGTTTAATATACTTATTACGTCATTATACGGTCCATCTGCACCACCTGGATTTGTTAATCCAGTGATATCTAATGATGTAATAACCGGTGTGCTATCAATTTGTGTATCAACATAATTTTTTGTAGCAACATCTTGTGCTGAAGTAGGATCTGCTACTCCTGTAATTTTTTTACTATTTACTGTAATATCAGCACCACTAGACAATGCTATTGCACTAGAACTTGTAATAGTGCCGCCTGTGACTGTTAATGCTGTTGTGCTTAAATTTGTAATAGTTCCTATTTGTGTTAAACCTAAAGCAGTTGTTATCCCTGTACCTAACGAATTATTTGTAAGTACAGTACTATTGTTTATTTTGTAAACATGACTTTCTGTTAAATCAAAATGTTGATTGCTAGTCCAGTTACCTGTACTATTGTACCATGCTATATCTTTGCTTCCGTTTGAACTTACAACAGTAATGCCTGCTCCGTCAACACTAGTATCATTACCTTCTGTAAGACTACTATCATCGTTTGTTATATAACCTAATTCTAGGTTTTTATCTTGACTTCGAAGTGTTGTAACTTGTAAATTTGTTGTGCCTCCGTTTACAGTTAAATCTCCTGTAACTGTAAGATTTCCGCTAAATTTACCATTACCATTTACATCTAATGCTTCACTTGGAGTATTTTTAAATATTCCAACATTTCCTGCACTTGCATCAACAAAGATTGCATCAATACTATCTGAACCTTGTCTAACTTGTATTGAAAAGTCTTGGTTTAATTGTTGTAATTCAATTACTGTATTAGTTGTACCCTGGTCAACTTTAAATGTAGCATACTTTGTTGATCCTACGCCTACTGCTAAACCTGATTCACCTTTAACAAACAATGATCCTAATGTAGATTGTTCTATGTAAGCATTTGTTAAACTGTCTCTAGCATTTGTGCTTACAAAATCAGTAGGTGCAAACGATACTCCTGCTCCGTCAACAAGATTGTTTGCTGTAGTAGCAGTACCATTCCAAATATAGTTTAGAGGATCTACTAAATTAACCCCTACTTTAATAAGTTGTCGCTTTGGTGTTTGTGTATCATTATCATCAACTGGATAGTTTGGTATTGCAAAATCACTATTACTTGCTACTCTAAATTCTGTTCTACTGTGTACTTCAGCAAGTACTCCGTTTATGTAACCTAATAGTATTGTTTTACTTTGATTAGAAACGTCAATAGTTGTAAATGCTTCGTAAGTTGTTTTGCCTTGTGCTGCTGTGTATGAAGGACCTACTAATACTGGTGTTGTTCCATCAAAAAAGTATAACTTCTTAGTTGAGTTATTAATCCATAAATCGCCTTCGACTAAGTTTGAAGGTTGTTGTGAAGAAACAGAAGGAGTACCTGATACTTTAAATATTGAGCCATCATAAATTTTTAATTTTTGATTTGCAGTATCGTACCAAAGTTGTCCTTTTACAGGGTTTACCGGAGCTGAACTAGATGAAAAGTTTTCAAGTAAAGCAACAAAGTTTTCATTTAAGTATTCGCCAAAACCTTTATAATTTTTTCCTACTAATGTAATATCTGTAGTGCCAGTATCAATTGCACCGTCAACTAGATCTACAAGCAATGTGCCGTCTGTTTTATTAATTCTATAACTCATATTAATCTGTTCCTGCGTAAATTATGAAGTTCATTGTCATAAACGGATTTACAACATTTAGTGCATCTCCAGTATCGCCAACAACTCCTCCACTGCTTGGTAATTTCTGCGAAGCAAACGATCCTACGCTTAATGTAGAACGTTGTACTCCAGCTGGCAATGTGTCACCTGTATCTTGCTCTCTAACAGCAAAGAATTGGTTGTTATCACCGTCCTTCATATCGTGACTGTGTTCTGGTAGGTTATTAACTCCAATTGTAACTGTTTGATCACCGTCAACAGCACCTAAATTATTAATTCCTGTGCCTGTAGTAATTCTATTAGCACCTGTTGCTGTTCCTAACAGTCCTGCTAAGAATCTACCACGTAAATCAGGTAGTCCAAATTTACCAGCACCCGGACTACTATTATATGTATTTCCAATTACTGCTTCAAGTTTACTATAAACTGCCGTATCTACTTCTGTTCCGTCACATAATAAAAATCCTGGCGGAATAGCAGCACCTGCAAAAGGTAATACAGTTCCAACTGGCATAAGTCCTTGGATAGATGAAAATAATGTGTTTCTTGACATCTTCTTTAATCCAGTATCACCTGTTACTCTGTTAATTAAAACTTCGTCATCTGAGTTACTAGAAGATGTATTACTCTTATTACTAATAATTGTATTTTTAATTTGTAAATTAAATTGTTTTGTACCAGCACCAAAGTCGCCTTCAAACTGTGTTTGTCCGTCAAAACGTTGTGTGACGTCTTCTACGTCTCCTGTAATCTTAAATAGTGTTGCAGAGGTTAGTTTATCAGCTGTTCCTGCACTACCTGAAACACTTCCGCTAACATTACCTTCTAAATTTCCTTTAAACGTTGTTGCATAAATGTTTCTCCATTTAAGTGTAGAGGTACCTATGTTTCTTGTGTTATTACTATCTGGTAATACAAGGTCGCTTTGTGCAGTATCAACTAGTAAGTTTGTATTACCTAAAGTAATTTTTTTACTTACTGCAATATTTTCTCCAACAAACAAATTTTTAGCAATACCAACGCCACCTTTAATTATAGCACTACCGTCGCTTATGTTTGTAGAATCTGTAACATCTTGAATTTTTAAAATTCCACTTGCTTTTATATTTCCTGTTACGTCTAATGCTTCTTCTGGTGCAAGGTTTGCAATACCAACTTTTAAATCACTATCAATTCTAATTGCAGTTTGACTTGAGCCATCTTTTTTAACTCTAACATCAATACTAGAACCTTCAACTTGGTGTTGAATTAAACCTGCTTGGCCTTCAACTCCTATTGATAGTTCATTGTTTATTCCGTAACTAATACCTTCATTGTTTTGTACACGAATTGGAAAAGTAGTAGTGCTTTCTACATCACCTCTTAAAAAGTTTGCTGCTAATACTGTTGTTGTACCAACAATTAAACTTTCTGCTTTTTCTGCTGTACCGTAAAATTTTGTTGTGTTTGATAAGTTTATACCTGGACGTATTGTTCGTTCTTGGAAACCTATAATTGTTGCTTTAGGAGTAAATGTATCCTTTGATATAATTGCAACAATTTCGCTGTTAACTTGAATTTGTAAAGTTGTATATGTTATGTCATCTTGACCAACAATTTCTACAGGTTGTGGACCTGTACTTAATCCTTCACTAAAACTAGGACCTACTAATACCCAATTACTACCACTAAACAAATATAACTGCTGATTATCAGTGTCAACCCAAAGGTCTCCTAATATTGCTGTGCCTGTATCAGGAGCTGATGTTGCACGTTTTAGTCCGCCTGATGCTACCCAATTAGTACCATTGTATACTTTTAAAACATTTTCATTACTATCATACCACAGTTGCCCTTCTATAGGACGAGATGGTTCTGTTCCACTGTTAAAGTTTTCTAACAGGTGTAAAAAGTTTTCCGATATAGCACTACCGTACCCGGTTGCGTTTCTACCAGGAAGACTTAAATCTGTTTCGCTGTTGATTATCCCGTCTTCAATAGTAATGCTACCATTGTTTGCTTGATCTGTAAAATTGATAGTATATGCCATCTATTATTCCTCGTTAAAGCCAGTTAAACTTTGTACTCTTACAGTATAATCAATTTGTATTAATCTGTTTAAACTCTTTTGTACTGGATGGAAGACTACGTGTGTAAGTAATTTTCCTGTGCCTGTTGGTGAATAGCTTTTAAGTCCAAGTTCATCAAACACATATAAACTTGCATTATCTGTTGCAGTATCAAATGCATCCTGACCACTTGGTTCACCGTAATCTAATAAGCATGTTACTAATACATCTGTATAGTTTGTTCCGCTTACGTGTCTTGTTTCAATTTTGTTTCTTGCTGGATCAACGTTGTTTATGCTTTTATCATCTACAACTTTAGTAAATGTTTGATTGTATAAACTAGCATTTGTTCCTGTGCTGTTAGGAGTAAGATATGTAATAATTCCAGTAGGATCTACTGAAGTACCTCCATTACCTAGTGATAATTCATATATCCAACCCTGGCCTGCATTACCTACACTTTCAGCTAAAGCAATACTCATGTTTTCGTAGTGAATAGCATTACGCTTATCTACGTGTACTTCGCCCGATTTTGGATCAAATATCTTGATATGTCCTTGGATTAGTACACCACTTTTTTCATTTATTTTGTCTGTCATATTTACTTTCCTAAATGTATTTATCTGGGTAGGTCAACTTGCTTTGCACGTAAGAATCTTGCTATGTCAGAATCAGCACCACTTAGTGGTGTTCCTGGGTCTGACCAAAGTTTACCTTGTCTTCTAACTATAATTATTTTCTGATTGACTCCTGGAGCATCGGTTAAGGTTAACATATTACCGCTTACTGTAAATTCAGCTGGTAATGTAATATCACCTTCCGGTGAATCTTGAGCAATCAACGGTGTTGCTATTGTACCATCAAGATTGTATGTTTCTCTCTGGTAATGTTCAATATTGTTCTTTCTTAAACGCTTGCCTCCTACAAATACTTCAAAATCATTAACACCAGTTGCTTCAAAATCTAGTTCATATACTGTGCTTGTTCCATCAGCTGTTAAAATAGTTGTTAATGCTTTGTCGCTATATGGTAGATTTGTATTTGAACTCTGCGGATATACTTCAGATCCTTGGTTAATCAGTTTATTTGCACCTGTGCCTAAAGTTCCTCTTCTTATTTGCTGTAACTCGTTGCCTTCTTTAACAAAATATTCTATTCTTTCACCATTAATAAATATCACGCCAGGGTATTTTGCATCTCTACTAGGCTCACTTAGTGTACTAGCATCATTTACATATATTACGTTGTCTGTAATGTTTAAATCTTGACTTAGAATAATATCTTGTGTACCATCTAAACGCTTATAATGGTTTCTATTAAGCATGTCTTTGAACTGTCTCCATCCAAACTTATCAACTGTTTTATCTCCAGCAAAGTGGATTACGTCAATTACATCATTATCTGCAATACTTGCAATAATTTTTACATAATTTTTGTTATCTGTTACATAATAATCAATACTTGGGTTTAAGAAATTTCCGTTTATAGATACCCAAACATACTGTGCATCTAACGCAGGTGTATCTAATTTAATAAGTCCATTAGCAAGATGTCTACTGTTAGTCCAAGATTCGCTACCAACTGTTAATACTGTTCTATTTACAACTTCATAATTTAGTCTTTCAATTTTTTGCTTACTGTTGTTACTAAATTGATAAACTTTTATTATTTCGTTTTCGGCAGGTGGATTTACCAATCTTAGTTCATTAGGTGTTTCAATCCAAGAATTTATACTACTATCTAAATATCCTAAACTGTATTCTCCATCTGATAGAACAAATACTTTTAGATCTTTACCATTAGTGTCTAGTTCGTTTTTTAATCTTATAATATTTGCATCTTGATTTTCTGCATCAATACTACTATCATAAACATCTGACCCAATGAATGTAAAATCTTTACTTTCTTGTAATTTTTGGTCGCCTAAGTATACATAAACTTCTGCAGAACCTACAGATGCAACTGGAATTTGCCATAGCTCTAATTTATATTCTAATACACCAGCTTGTGTTTTAAATGTTTTGCTGTAACCAGGATTTAAAATTTTGTTGTTTACTTCTACAATAATATCAAATGCACTTGGTTCCGATGTAAACGGAGTAGTTGATAAATCGTAAACAGTAGATGTACCGTCAGCAGTAATAGTTTCTATATTTACTTCACTAAAGTTTTGTAGTATTGTACTATCTGCTAAAGTTAGTCCTCTAAATATTGCAAATCTTACTGGTGCGTCTTCTGTAGGTGCTGAACCAAAGTTAAGCAAAGCATTTCCTGGATATTCGTAAGTTTTTGGTGCTTCAGATAAATTACTTTCAACACGCTTGCCGTTTACAGTTGCATAAAATTCTAAATTAGACTCATATGGTACACTTGTTAAAAATTGTGTAGTTGACCCATCACCAGTAAATTCGTCAATATCTAAAATTTGTGCGCCGCTTACATCAACTGTGATCAAAGTAACACGTTCTCCTAAAGTAGGAGCAGTTGTAAATATAACTTCGTCTGTCGTTAGGTCTAATGTATAAGAACTTGCATCTTGTATAACATAACCAACTTTAACAAATACACTTGATTCTAAAACAGGTTTGTTACCTATTTTATATCTTACAGTAGTTCCATCGCCAACATAATTTGTTGCATAAATTTGACTTGCACCACCTGTTGGTCTTTCGTATACTTGAATATCAAGTGTATCTAAAATTTGTCCTGGAACAAGTTCTTCAGGTCCTTTAGATGTAAGTTGTGTAACAAATCCGTCGCCGTCAATATTAATATCAGAAGCAGCAACACCTGTTGCTGTAGAATAATTAAGTGCTCCACCTTGTATAACACTATCATAAGATATAGGATCAGGTAGGAAAGTTCCGTCACTTGTGCTTTTTCTAAATATTATTGTATCAGTATTTGCAAACGGAACAGCTTCTTCGTCAAAAACAACTATGTTTGTAGGAAGGGCGCCGTCGTCAGTTCTAGACCAAGCTGTTTGCCCAGATCCTGTAATACTTTGCATGATTGCATTTTTGTTTGTAACAACAGTACTACCGTCCCATTTAGGATCATCAATTCTTACATTATTTTTGTATACATGGTATTGGACACCTGTTTCTAAGGGCTTAGTAAATGTAAACTGTGTGGTACTATCTTCTAATTTAAATATTTCATCTTCATAGGTGTTATCGTAAGTATCGTATCCTGACTCATAGAAGTTATCTGAATCATAACCTGATGTAGTATCAAATCCAAAACTCTTTACTTCTACGCCGCCGTAATCAACACCGTCCATTAACTGTGACAGCTCTTTACCTAATTGTCCTGTAGTAGGATCGTAAAATAAATTAATTCTATCTGCTGCATCAAGTAATTCAATGCTTTTCTTGTAACTGATAATTACAATAGCATCTTTAGCTGGTTTAGTTACAAATGTAATTCTACCATAGTATCTATCGTAGCCTTTGGTAACATCTAGAACATTAGTAAAACTATATTCACTGCGTAACGCTTCAGTTCCTGAAACTTTGACTTGAACATCTTTTCTACCTAATGACATAGGCCAATCTAAATTAAAGTCAAATGCACTTCCAGATGCTATAAATGTTTTTTCAGCAGGTAAAGTCTTTATTTCAAAATTACTTTTTATTCTATCATATTTTACAATAGTTTTTGCACTTCTAATAGTATTGTTTTCTAAAATAACACTTGCTGTACATGGTGTACCTGTTTCTTCTTGGTTTACATCAAAACTTATAATAGGAGCACTTAAATATCCTGATCCTTTATTGGTAATTTCAATTTTTGTTATTTTACCATTACCAATGTACGCTTTTGCTGTTGCACCTGTTCCACCGCCGCCGGAAAATTTAACCTGAGGAACACTTAAGAATCCTGAACCACTGTCTGCAATTATAACTTTAGATATTTTATGAGTATGGTTATCTAACCAATGCTTATTAGGATAAGTTGTAATATTTGCATCAGTACCTATTAGTAAATCATTCTGTACTTTAATATATTCAGGAAGTATTTCTTGATAATCACTGTTATATTTAGGCGGTAAATCAAAATCTGTTATACTTGTTCTACTCTGTTCTATCTTTTCATAAGCACTTAGATACTCTCTTACCTTTGTTTTAAAAGGTTTTACTTCTTCAACATATTTTTCATAGCTATCTAAGTTGTCATTATTAAATGTAATGTCTTCTCTCAACGTTCCTACGTTATGTTTTGCTTTTATAAAGCTGGTTTTAAACAACCAATCAACATAATTTTGTTCTGACAATACATATCTTACACTACTAAAGAATAACTTATTATATTCAATTTTTAATTCATCTATTAATATGTCATATTTTAATGCTTGAAGAATTTGTTTTGTTTCTTTAATGGGCTCATTGTCAAAGTATTGTGTATCAAAACTAATAGTATCAAAACCTACAAAACTTTTAGCAGTATTATATAATTCTTCTTTAAACTGAATAGTTCCGTTTTGTCGACCAATCGTACTATAATTTACAGTATAATCTGTAGTATCTTGATTGTCTATTTTTCTAAGTAATAGCCAGCCGCCGGAACCTATGTTTTTAATTTTTACAATATCTCCCATACTGTCATCTAAAGCAGTAAGTTCATAAGAGCTATCTATAGCAAAATTAATTTCTGTAAGGTCACTATAACCAGTAGCATACCAATCTGCATAATTCCAATATTTTGTTACATCAAATGATGAACTAGATACACGTCTCCAAACCTTCTCTACTGGAAGTCTTTCGTATATCCCCCACTTGCCTTGAATTGTTTCGTCAGCATTAACAAGGACACTATAGTTCCTTACTTCTATTGTGGTTGCATCAGTATAATTAGTACCTTGCTCAACCATTGTTACATCAGTAATTTTACCAAGTGCATTAATAGCAATATTAAACTTTGCTCCAGTACCTTGGCCATCAATAGTGTATGTAGGTGCAACACGATATCCTCTACCTGGATTATCTATTAATACTCTTGAAATTTTACCATCTTTAATTATTGGTCTTAGTTCTGCTCTTTCAGCTTTAGCAACACCTAATAAACTTAAATCTGCTAATGTATCAACACTTGTGTCATATAATCTAGTAATTGTACTAGGCGCAGGATCTTTGGCTTGCAATTTAGTTAGGATCTTGTCGTCTATAATTAAATTTGTTAGTAGAACACTATTTGTTCTATCAATAAACTGTTTAAATGCTTCAACTCTATTAATAAACCAACCTTGTCTTGGTTTAGATAAAGAACCATATTTTAATTTTTCGGGTAATGTTGAATCTGGAACAGGTCTGTTAAATTTATCATAACCTACTAAACTATCAAACCATTTGTTTTCAACATCAGTATTAGGAACACTTGTATCTAAACCTTCTGTTATAAGTTGATATTCATTATGTATATTTTGTGTTTGGTTATCTATAGTCCAATATTGTAAACTTATTGCTACATCATTGTCTTCAATTAATTTATCGCAATTATGTAAAACAAAACTATTATTGCTTAGTAAGTTAACAAATTTATATCCAGTAGAAGCAGGATCTTGAATATACTTTGCAACATTTTGTATACTTAAATTTCTACCTTCAACATCAGGTATTGTAACTTTATTTTTTACCCAGAAGTAATACTTGTTACTAAATGTTTGTTTTACACTATCGTATACTCTATTTTGTGCATATGATGCATTACCGTATTTTGATTGTCCGGAATAACCTTGTGCAAAGCCGTCATTAGTATCTGCTAATGTATCCCAATCTGCAGGTAATATATTAGATTCTACCCATTCGTAAATATCTACACTATTTCCTGGAAATACTCTGTTCCAATTATTCGTACTGTAAATTATACTATCTTGATACGGATTTACAAATTTACATGTTGTTAAATCCCACCATACTTGTCCAATTTGCCTTGTACCCCATGCATCAGTTGGATCAACATTTACACCTATTCCTCCTATAGAATAGTTTGCTGGGTCGTATAAAGTTTTATATCTAATGTTTTCTTCGGCTGGTCCTGCAATTTTACCTTGTATAGGATCAATGTAATCTATATAAGTTAGTAATTTGTTAGTTTTTGTATTGTATAAAATTGCTCTTTTAATTTTTGATACATCAACAGGATCTTTTGCAACACGATAATCGCTATAAATTGTTTCGTTAATATTTTTTCTATAATTTACTAATCTACCTTGTGTATTAGTATTTGATAAAGCAGGTAGTCCTACATATAAATGATTTCGTCTTGATAATATATTTCTTCCAAAGTAATTTACATTTGTATTATCAACATTTATTGTTTGTCCAAATAGTAGACCAGCATTAGAATTTTCATAAAGGTAAACTACACCACTATTTTCATTTACGTTTTGGAAACTTGTAAATTGGTTGTCAAATGTAGTTGGTATCTGTTGTGTAGATGTATTATCTAAAACATAACCTGTACTAGGCCTAGTATATGTGTCAAATGTAGTTTTAATAATACTATCGCCGTTACGAGCTGTAATAGCAAGTGTATTTCCATCAAACTGTAAAGCAGATCCAAACATTTCTGCTCTTTCGTTATTAGGACTGTTAAGAGTTTGTGTTAAATTAAATGTACCATTTACTTGCTTATAAATTAAAACTTTACCTTGATCTAACTTTTGATCATCATCGTATGGTGTACCTACTGCAATAGTCATACCATCATTGGAAATACTTAATGCGTGGCCAAAGCCAATAGTATTGCTAGGGGCTTCAATTTGTTGTGCTCTATAATAAAATCCTTTGTTTTCTCTATATACAAAAATTAAATTAGGTTTATCATTTCCGTAAATTGCACTTGTAACAAGCACTTGTCCAGTTCCACTTACATCATAATTTTTACCAAAGGATATTAAACTTCCTTGATCAGCTGTTGTGCTATCTAAAGAACTGTCACTTATAACACTTATACCTTGATCGTTTGGAATATATCCAACGTAATCAATTAAATCGTCTGTTGATGTCCAGTCAGTAATATTAAATGTACCAGGAGCAATATTAGTAAGTGCAGTATACAACCTGCCTTCGCCTGCATTGTCGCTTTCTAAGTAAACAATGTCTCCTGTTGCATATGTATTTGCATTTGAAAATTCCCCTTGGAACTTTTTATTACGTGCAATTTCCCAATTATACAATATATTATTTTCTGTGCCGTGTTTTGTAAAATGTATGCGTCCTGGACTATCATTGTCACTGTGTATAAATGCCCTGTACAAATCATTATGCTTAGATATTTTAATTTTGCTACCTAATTTATAACTGCTTGTAGCTTCTGGTAATGTATAAGCATTAATAAAGTTATAATTGCCTTGTGTATTACGTTCGTATACTGAATAATGTCCTTCATTTGTATAGCTACTTGCTACTCCGCTAATAGATAAAGGAATATTAAACACTTGAGTCCAGTCATTATTTACACTAGATGGAATGTTTGAGTTTCTTGCAATACCTGATACCACTCTTTCTTGGTATACATAGTATTCAACATAACGTAAACTACGTGATGTAACTCCTGTTATTGAAATATTACTTGAATCATCTGTTGTTAATACTAATAGTTTACCAATATCGTTTGGTGCATAACCTAAACTAGTAAATTGTATTTGTCCTACTGTTCTATCAACAGTGTATAAAGGATTTACACTTCCTGGAATTGCTAACATTCTTAAATTACTATTAGCACCAAAATCAAAACCTTCAGACCAAGTGCCAGTTACATTTTTTAAAAATACTGTTGCAGTTAAACTGTCTCTTTCATAGTGTGCAATTATACCTTCTGCACCTGTATTAAAGTCTTGTACTGTTTGACCTACTAGAGGTTCTAAAGGATTGCCTCCATCAAATTGTGTTATATTATATGTTACATAACCGTCATATATGTCGGTAATTACATGCGACCTATTTGTTTCTGTAGTAGATAGATTTGTAGCTTCTATATTGATAAAACTATTATCGCTATATCGAGGTAATTGGTTTACATATAATGAAACTGTATCTCCAGAGCTAACACTATCACTTAAAGTTTTAGAAACTCTTATATAGTAATTAGGACTTGTAATAGGACTAGTTACACCATAAGCGCCTGGTGCGCCTTGATTTGTGAAAATTCCAATTTCACTACCGTATGTGTTTCTACTATTAATAACTGTTGTGTCGTTGTCTAAACTGTTGTTGTAAACTAGACCTGTATTTGCACTATCTGTAATTGTATCAATATAAACTAATCCACGTCCTTGATCGGAAGTTTGTGTACCAACTGCTGGTGCAAGAGGATTTGTAATTGTATAATTTGGTGTTTCAATTACAAAATAACCATTCCAAGTACTTGAAACATCTATATTTTCGTTTGGTGCTACGAGCTCAAATTCGCCAATAAAATCACTATCTTGATTAAACAATGTGTCTGTAGGTTCAAAGGTTCCTGTTTGATTGTTTACATAAACTGATACTTCGTTCCCATTACTTACAACTTGTGTTACAGTTGCTGAAGCAGTTGCAGTTGACACTACATTGCCTTCATCTGGTATTATACTAGCTGAAGAAATATATAAAATACTTTCAACTTTTCTTTGTATTGTATGTGTCGTATTTTTGATAAAGTCTTCGTCAATAATAGACCCATAATCTCCGCCAAACGGTTGAGTAACAGTAAGTGTAGACTGATCTTGGTATGAATAAGATTTTGTATTCCAGTCTAATTCTAATTGATCGTTTTCGCCTGCACCGTCAAATATTTCTTTTGGTGCTCTTACAAGTATGTGATTAGTAGTAAATCCTCTAATAGGAAAGCCGCCTGTTAAAATTGTTTTTACAGGATTAGAATTATCTGTTGCATTAGATGTGTCTAATATAGATTTTGTTACTGAATAAAAACTATTAAATGTAACAGCACCAGTTGCTGGTAAAATAGCAGTGTTTGCTTTCCATAGTAAATTATCTTTACGTACAATATCTGCTTTTGTATATGCAGATGCACTTGTCCAATCTTGTTTATAGGTAGTTTTGTTTTCACTACTGTTAGGACTTCCTATAATCAAATATTTCCCATCTTCTGAAATATCTAATGATGCACCAAATCTTTCATCTACATTTCCAAATTGAGTAGGTATTAATTCTTCAACAAGTTGTAAAGCAGTATTATCCGAGGGCCGCTTGTAAATGAAAACTTTACCATTACCATTATCAGGAGCTCCTACAGCAAGTACACTATTTCTAATATCACTTGCTAATGCTATACCATAATTATGATTATTTCCTGAATCATTATTTTCTAATTCAAGAAACTTATTCCATACTTGGCTGTTTTTCTTTACGCTCCAGTTTCCATTGCCAACATCAGATATCCAAATTAGATCATCTTTGTTTACGCCTTTTTGTAAAATAGTATTTGCTTCACTAATATTAGCTACTTTTACACTAATAAATTCTGTAATATTACCTTTACATTTTTCTAGTTCTGCAGGTGGAGTATTTGTTAAGAATGTTAATTTATCATTTTCAATTGTTGCAATTTTATAAAAACCTTCAAAGTTTACTTTTTGATTTTCTACATTAACACTACTATCTGCACCAGCTGTTATTGTTTCAGTAACTATACCACCTAAGCCAATAATATCACCAACTGCAAAATTTGGAATTGTTTTACATGTTATACCAAACCCACCTGGTTCAGTTGTAATACTGTCCATAACTAGATCAGTATCAATATGTTTTACAACGTCCCATGTTAAATTTACATTACCTATCCAAATATAATCACCATTGTCAATATCTTGGTATGTTAGATTAACAATATCATCTTTAAATGTTACTAATTTTTTAACATCATTAGTGTTAACAAATCCACTATCTCTAGTAAATGTCTTTTTTACATTTTTTGTAATAAAAGGTTTATGATCATAATTATCAGGTGCTACATATACCTCAGAAGGTAAAATGCGGTAAACTAAATCCTTACTATCATTTGGAATACTGTTTGTTAATTCTATTGGTTGCGGTTTTAGTCTAAATTTAGATTCATCTAATTTATATTCAACTTCGTCAAATCCATCAGCGGCGCCGTATTGTCCACTCTTTATAGCCCATTCTTCATAAAATTCTAAACTGTCTTTATCATCACTTGCTAGTGCGTCAAATAATTTTGTTAGTGCATTTTTTGTACCCTTGTCTAATATAAACCCTTGATAAAATTTATACTGACTTACATTATCATTAATAATATTTTCTAAATAATCACGTTTTTGATAACCAATTAAATGCTGTGCTAAACGTTGCTGTTCAACATCAAAATTATCTGAGTCTAAGTCATAGAAATCATTAAATTGATTTGTTTTATAATCAAAGTTACTAATAAGTTCATTATTAGGTTTTTCGTCTAATCTAACCCAACTAGTATCAACAAATGTTTCTGTACCTGCTATTTTTGTTAATGCACTGTAATAAAATTCTTTGTATTTTACAACACTGCCAATTTGATAATCAGTGTACTGTGTCCATTCAGTAATTTTTACATCATCGTAAATAAAGCCAGGAATATTTAAACTACCGTCCCAATCTGTAGTTCTATATCCTGCAATCTTAATTCTTTCTTGTCTATATCCCGGTTCTAAATCATAAATTATATCACCAAATACAGTTTTATTATCTAATAATACAACATGTTCTTTTTGTATAAGGCCAATATTAATATTAAAAATTCCATCTGCTGTATTTTTAGGAGCCACACTAAAGTTTTTAATTGACTCTCTGCCAATACTTGCTAATTCTTTTTCTAATTTTTTACCATCTGCTTTAAACAGACTATATCCATAAAAATTATCGTAGATGTCATCAACTGTAGCATATTGTGTTTCAAACTGCAAATCTGTTGCACCAGGGCTTAAAGTAATTACACTGCCTTCGCCCCAATTTTGTGTAGTCCAAAATAAGAATTCTTTTGCACTGTGTACAAAATCAAGTACAGTCTTTTGTTCGCCATTATATGCTTCAAAAGAAAAACCTTTTAATTTTAAAAATTCACCATATCCTAATAAAAAGTCAACAACATCTTGTATTGTTCTTAATAGTGTTCCATAAGGTAATTCACTAACTTGTGTATTATTAAATGTTTTTTTAATTACTGCATCTCTGCCGCCTATTAGTGGTAAACTAGGTAATTTTGCTAAGTTTGTATTGTCAAAATCTGTACCTGATTGGAATTGTGATTTTACTCTGTAATAGGTTCCTTGGTATTGAACATTAGTTCCAGGAACATATGTTTGTCCACTAGCCCAATCTATGTAATTTTCCGATACGCCACCAATATTAATAATAGGATCGTTTGCTAATTTAATTGCTGGCAAATATTTAAATGCACTTGATACTTCACTATACCCTTTAATTATAAAACCGTTTGTAGCTTTTTCAATAATAACACCACTATAATTTAATATTTCAATAGGTACACTTTTGTTTAAGAAAACTTTATAATTTTCTTCTGGAACAAAAACATTACCTTTATTTAAAGGTGTTCTGCTATCTAAAATTAACTTAAATTTATTCTGTTCAGTAAATCCGCCTAACTTAAATCCAAGTTGATTGGATATTAATTTTAAATTACTTTTGTATTGACTATAATTAGACAATACATTAGACGCCATATAATTTGAAATATAATTTATAAGACCACTTGTATAAACTTGTGCTGTATCTTCTACTGTATTTGGAAATACAATATCTTGTAGTCTAATTTGTTTTTGTGTTTCTGAATAAACAATATTTCCTGCATTATTTTTTACTTGTCTAATTCTATCAAAACCTTTTGAAAATATTTCACTAGGTTTGTTTAATATCCAAGCTGTAATTAAACTAAATGCATATTCGCTACTACGGCGCCAGGCTGTTTCAACAGGAGATCCGTCGCCGAATACCCAGTTACTATCTAATCCGGTACCATCAAACTGACTTACATAATTTGAATCACTAGGTGAAAGCAATTTTCCGTTACCGTTTACAGGAATATGATTTGTTAAATTAGGACGTTTGTATTTCTTAATTGCATAATATTTTTTTCCTGGCTCTCTAACAATGCCCTTTTCCATATCCTGCCATAAGTTTAAATTATCAGATGTATATGGTGCTGGTCCGTATTGTGTTTCCCACCAAGAAGGTTTAATAAAAAATCCAACCATTTCCCAAGGATGTGTATGAGGACGGTCTGTGTCATAAGCATGTTTATAAACTTGTCTCCAAAATCCCGGTAATTTGTTTCCTGATTTATCTGATTGTATATATAAGTTAAATGTAAAACTTTGATCTCTATTATAAGTGTCATTGTCAGTGTAGTCAGTATCAATTAATTTTGACCATTGTACAAAGTCTTGTAACATTGCTTTATTAATATTTGCAGATACTACATTAGTTTGTCTTGCTTCGCCGCCAACAAAATCATGTATGTTAAGCATTGAAGTATCATATGCTACTTTTATATTATTAAAAATTCTTTTTTCTAATTCTAAAAGTAGATTATCTCTAAAATCGTCATATGCAACTACAATAGAACCGTCATGACCTTGTATAACCTTTGTAGGAGTTTGATAAGTGTTGTCTTCATATATTGAAGGCTCATATACAGGATACAATCCTAATTTAGACGGAGTTGGTGGTACATAACTTCCGTTGGTGTTTTCGTATTCGTAAATACCTAATTTATCACCTGGTTGTTTTGTTGCAGTACAATTAACAAACCCTTCTGTTGTAAATGTGTAATCTTTGTTTAATACTAGTTGTACGCCGTTAAGATATACTCCTACAGCTTTCCTACTAGGAGTAGAAGCCGAGTATATTTCATTTAACGCAAAGTATTTTTCATCTTTATCAATAACATCATGTTCAGTAAATTTAGTAGCACCAGTAGGAACCATATCGGAAAAATAGAACGGCATTTTACTAGTTTTATCAATATTAAGTTCTGCCATTATTTTATCAAAATGGCCTTTTACTGGTCCTTCATATCCTAAATTTTCTGCAACTTGTAAGAACAGTCTTTTAAATTTTCCGTATTCACGTCTAGCATATCTAATTGACTTTATAATATTAGCGTCTTTATCTAATAAATGATATAAAGATAAATTTAACGGAGCACTGTGTTTTACAATTTTCTTGCCTTTTGATACAAGGTCACCAAAATCTCTTAAATTACTTTGTCCAGGATATATTCCAGTAAAGTTGTCAAGTGATTCTATTATAGTTGCTACATGATCATTAACTTCACCTAAAGTAAATTCTGTAAGATCATTGTTTAACGGATTCTTTTCTAAGTTTGGTGCTATCTCATAATATCCGTTGGCATTTTTTGTTGCCATTGTTTGTGTTTTAATAATAATGTTATCATTAATACTAGGAGTTTTTACAAAAGTTACGACTGTATTATTAAGTGCATTTATTGATAGTGTGTAGTCTGAAGTATTTTGTAAGACATTATTTTTATAGATAACAATTTTTAAATCAGTTAATAATCCACTATTTTCATAAACATCAATTTCAAAATCATTAGTAGAATTATCATAAATTATTTGTTGTATAACAGGCTGTGTACTTTTTTCTTTTGCTTTTTTCCATCCAGTGAACGACTCGTATGTTGTTAAATCAGTATACTTTCTTAAAAAACCAATATCTGATCTTTTAGTAATAACAGCGTTGTCTTGTGTATATGTAGATGTACCAGTAAGTAGATTAAAGTTAAAAACAATATCTCCTACATTATCGATACTTCTATAACTAATAGGAAATCCTAATTCGCTATCGTTGCTACCAGAACCTTGCTTATAAGTAAAAATAGTATTACCTATAAATGTAGTTGAAGAGTATGTTGTTGAGTTACCAAAACTTTTACCATTAGCATCGTACAAGTCAAAACGTGGAGCTTGATTTGTTGCTGTTTTATCTTGTGCTAACACCCATGCAGTGCCGTTATAAAAATATGTTTTACCTTTGTTAACAGTACCTTGTGTTACTAGCACAACTTCGTTTGTAATAGGATTAGTATCTGAAACTTCTTTAAGAGTAATTTGGTTATTATTATTAAATTTAATTACATCAACTTCAAAAATTTTATTTTTAACTAGTACATCAGTATCTGCTGCAAATAGTACTCGCATTCCTTTAGTAACATTAACACCGTCTATGTTATATCCAATGCTTCCTTCTATTATAGAAAATGCATCCTTAGTAAATGTATCAATTAAATCAATTGCTTTTTTGTTTTTTGTACCATAATTAAAAAGTTTTAGTCCTGCATCAAATTCGATAATAGGACGTATTGCTCTTTGGCTTTGGTCTATTTCAACTGGTTGATTATTAATACTAGCTGATTCAATAATAACATCTCTGTGGAACCATCTGTTATATCTACTCCACAAGTTACCATCGCTACTTGCTCTATTAATTAATATATAATCTTTGTTAGTTGGATAGCCTATTGCTTTACTAAAAGGCAATCTATCAAAACCGTTGCCATCAAATTCTACATCAAAATCTTCTGTATACGAAGAGGGAATATCTAAGTCTGTTTCAGAAATAAGTTTTATTTGTGATCCTACACCCTCTATATAGTACGACCCTTCAGCATAAGATGTTGGAGTAACTTCGCCACCAAACTTAACTTTCATGCCGTTTGTTAGATTAAATCCTGTTGAGCTTTTATAAGATATTTTACCTAATATTTCTGCTTCAATATCAATAGCACTTGCTTCTTCTATATTAGCAACTTTTATCATACCCGAAGCGTTGATGTCGTTATCAGCAACGTAGTATATTACATCTGGTGTTTCAGCAGTAAGTGTTAGTGTAAGTTCACCTACTTCTGTACCTTGGCTTGAAATTCCTGTTGCTGTGCTGTCTTGGTTAAGCAAGAACTGGTCGTCTAAAGTTTTTTTCGTTCTAAAAGTAATAGGTAAATTAGGTGTATTTAAAATAAATTTGTATGTTACACCTCTATATAATTTTAACGTTGGGTTTTGTGTTTTACCATCAGGTGAAAAAATGTAAGCATTGTTGTCGTCGTTGTCTGCTAACGTTACAGTATATGTACTTTCAACATCTTTAGTTTGTCCAAAAACAGTTATAGTTTGTGGACCTTGAGGTAACCAATAATACTCACGGAAGTTAGTAAACTTATCAAAGTCAATACTAGGGTTCCATGCATAATATTCTTGGCTGTTAAGCACAGAATCATTTAAGTTTCCGCTGTTAAAGTTCTTTATTTGATTTACATAATCGTTATAGTCATTATAAAATTCAATTTCGCCTATGTTGTTTTTTATTACACTTGCAGGTTCTAATTGATAGTTTTGTCTATTTGTAGTTACGTCACCAAGGTAGTTGTCATTGACATTATATGCTTTAGCTGCTTTCCTGCCTATGTATCCATTTATTTTTTCTACTTGTCCCGGTTGTGTCAGCTGATCAACTGTAGAAGACAAAAACTTTTTATTAGATTGTGTTCTAAAAAACCTTGGTAGCAAATCACTTGTAGATCGTTTTTGCTCTCCATTGACAGGTAAAGTTGGTTCGTTTTGATCTTTATCATATGCCATTAATATGCACTGCCTCCGCTACTGCTACTAGAACTGCTACTAGAACTGCTACTAGAACTGCTAGATGTGCTACTAGCTGTTGTACTACTAGAACTTTGTATTCCAGTATTTGATGTAGTAGATGATGTTAATACATTACCTTGTGCTTTAAGTCTTGATGCTGTAATTGCATCTACAATTTCTATATCATCAACTGTTGCACCACTAATGAATATTTCATCTGATTCTGATTTAATTTCAAGTAATGAACCAAATGACTGAGCAGATTGATCTGGTACTAAAACAAACATAACTAAATCTGGTGCAAGTTGTTGCATTACATATGCACTCAATTCAGTAAAATAAAATGTTTCGCCAAATTCCCAATTTTCTAAAGCAAAGAATTCGTTAATTGAACTAATTACTCTTGACTTTAAATCATTGTCGTTAATTGTAAGATCTGCATTTTTAACAATTTTAAAAGTTGCTTGTAAATCATCCTTTGCTTTGTTTCCAAATAATACTTTATATTTTACAGGGTGATAAATTATTTCATCTGTTAAACTTTTTATTTTGTTTAATTCTGTACCATAACTTTGGTATAACTGATCTTGACTTGGTGGTAAAGGTTTAGCAGAAATAGTTCCTTCTAAATATTGTCTATATGTATTATCATATGAACGTGTTAAAAGATATGTGTCAATAATATTAGAAACACTAGGATCTATTCTTGAACTTGCGTCTGCAGCATGAACATATAAGAATTTTAATTTATCTCTACCTAATCTTGCTCTAAAGTCATTAGTAAGTGTTAAATTTCCAGTTAGTTTATCTATCTCGTAAAATATATTTTCATCTACAAAATAAAGAACTTGTTTGTCTTCATAAACTGTTGTTGTTCCTAAAGATGCTAAATTTTGTAAAGTTATAATAGGTTGTGTTCTTGCTGTATTATTAACATAATTATAATCTTCACTTCCGTCGTTAGTAGATTCTTTTTGTAAGAAAACAAATTTATTTAAAGGTGTAACTTTAGGTGCAACTATATCTTCAAATATTTGAGGATTATCTACAACACCGTCTTCGTCTTCATCAAAGAAACTTACTTGTATTTTTTTACTATTAACATAGCCATCTGTATCTCTAAACTCTTCAACAATTTCCCAATCAAAGTCAATTGTAAATGGAGATGTTACATCAGGTTGTGTATTAATATTTAAAATACTTATTTTATCTTTAACAGTTTTTCCTGTCAAATTGTTATAAATTTTATCGCCTGAATCATAATAGAATTTAATTTCTTTATCACTCTCAAATACGTACCTACTTGCTCTATATGTAATTGTGTAAGTTTCGCCATCAGTTTCAAAAAGTAATAACCAACTTGCATCTAACTGTTGATTAGTACTATCACCAGTTTTACCTATACTGAAAGCGCCTCCAATATTTAAATCGTTTTCTGTAATTAAACGCCATTGTCTAAGATCTCTATCAAATCTTAATCCAAATGTTTTATATGCAAATGCTTGATCTACAATTTGTGTTTTTACATCATTTTCTAATGCAGTTGCTATGCGAGGCATAATTTCAACTAGCTTGGCTCCTGTTGGAATAGGGTCAGCTAAAATAACTCCGCCGCTTCCGTCTGCATTTGTAACTGTTCCATCGCCTGTTACACTTACAACTTTAGTCCATTTGTAAGATATAGCATTTGGATGATCTGGTAATCCATCCATCAATCCGTGTTCGTTATTTGCCATAAAGTGTTGACCAGTTGGTGGAACAAATTTTATTAATGTTCCCGGAACTATTAATTTTAATAGACTTCCTGTAAATGATCCTATTTGACTTCTAACACCTGTAGTATTTTTTAAATATCCTGTATTTAGATTTGTATCATTAGACAGTGATGTCCATGTATTATTCAAATCTTCTGTAAGTAGTTTAGGATATTCGCTCATGTAAAAGTTTTTTACTTTGCGGTCTGTTAAAATAGGCTCGATTGTATTTTCAATCGCTCCTTCAATATCTGTTTGAGTAGCAAACGTAAATGTATTTTGTAATTCAAGTTTTTCTTTTGTAATAATACCGTCAATACCAAACAAGTTTGTTTTACTATATTTTCCTGTAGCATCAGTTAGATCAAAATATCTTGATATACCACTTGCAATCCTGTTAATAGATTTTGCTTTTACAATTTCTTGGTTAACTGTAAGCGGACCAATTTGATAATCTTCAGCAGTAACCATTCTATTTTGAGTATAATAGTTTGCTGGTGCTGAATTTTTTATGCTACCATTTGTTTCGCTTGTTGTTGCATTATCAACAGTGTATCCTAATTCAAAAACAAGACTTAAAGTTTCACTTCTTCCTTTACGTGAAACATAAGGAATTTTAATACTAACACCACGCATGTCTGCTGGGTCAATAATTTGTCTTTGATTTTTACTAGTTCTATAATATACTCTAAAATTACCTTTTGGTAGGTTTCCAAAAACGCCATCACTAAAAATTAAACTTATTCTATCATTAATTCTTGTTAATACAGAATAAATGTTTCTTACTTTTTTACTTAAACTATTATAAATTACATTATTGCCTTCAACAGCATCAACCTTAGACCATTGTTCGTCTTCCAACCCAAAGCCGTCTAATTTGTAAAGCCATACATCGTTGTTGTTTATATTAACAGCATCAATAGCAACTACTTGATTAGTGCTAGGTGTTGAAATATTAAATGTACCTTGATCTAAAGTACCTTGCCTAAAGTGACAAAAGAAACCATTATTAGTACTTGCTGGCCCGCGGCCGTCATCTCTATACAAGAATGCAAAGTTATTACCTGGGAACGGTGATTCTTCTTCAATACTTCCTTTGGTTACATCTGTACTTACTATTTCAAATCTTGTACTTGTACCATTAACTACTTTAGAAAAACCAAATACAGGAACTTCTTTATTTGTACTGTTAAATCTATACTGTTCAGTAGGAATGCCAGCTACAGTTTCTTTTTTAACAGGACGTCCGTATGTGCCGTTAATAGGTAACGATGCATTAAGTACTTTTGTAAATTGTTCGTTCCAATCAGGGTTACTTGGATCATTCCATATAATTGTTTGATTTTCTAAATTTATATTATTAGCATCAAACAATTCTTCTGTAGTTTGTACACTAGTAATTTTAAGTAATCCGTTTGCAGGTTGATTTCGCTTTGGGTTATATGAAAGCAAACGTGCTAGACGTAATACGCTTTCTCTACGTTCTGCTAATTCTAGAAAATTTTCTCTAGCATTAAGATCGATTCTGTATGATATATTTTGTCCTAAAAATGCTATCAAATCTATCAATGCAAGGTACTCTGAGCTTTCAATATAATCATTGAAATCCTCAGGGTAATTTTCCCTAATATAATTAATCATTACACGGCGAAGATTGTCAAAGTCGTAACTTTGGAAATCCGCATTTCTATAACTTTGATAGATGCGTTTCCAATCTTCTGCAACTAGTAATCTATTTTGTCTATCTGTTGACGACATGGCTATTCCTCTTTTTACTAGTGTATTTATTTAAATGAGATAAGTGCGTATATAATTTATGCACTTAGTAAACCTGCTTTTTCATCGAACTGAAATCGCAGCTGTTCACTAATATTGTAGGGTAAAAACAATAAACTTACTTCTACTTGAATACCACTTTCGTACTGATCAACAACGATATTATTGACTTGTACTCTTGGATCTAAATTTACAATATTTGATACATTTGCTACTATTGCATCTTTTAATGGTTCTGTTAACGGCTCGAATAAAATGTCCCAAATAATTGTACCAAATTCTGGATCGCTAATTTTTTCACCTTGGCGAATATGAAAATGGTTGATAATATCCTGTTTAATAAGTTCTATATCATATAAAACAAATTTACCAGTGTTGTTTACTGTACTAAAGCCTCTATACGCCTTAGTACCAACACCAAAGTCGGTTTTTTGATTAGATTTTACTTCTACTTGTTTATATAATTGTTTTTCTAATGAGCTCATACTGTATTTACCTTAGGTTGGTTTGCTAAAAGTATCCAGCACAGGTGTGTATTTGCCTAATGCTGTAGCACCATTTAGACCTAAAATGTTTGCTGGATTTGTAGCATCTGTTTTAAGTGGTGTATGTTCTGCAGGATTTAAATTTTCATGGCCAGTCCACGGTTCGTGCTGAGGCTGTCTTAATGGCGATTTAGCATCACTAGCTTGTTGAGCTACAGGTCCGTTTAAGTGCAACGGATCAGAAGTCAAATACATACCTGAAGAGCTTACATCATGTCTGCCTTCACAAGTAATTTTGCCATTTGCGCCTACTTTAACTTCCCAGTTCTCTCCAGTCTGTGTAAACATGCCTTGTCCAGATATCATGTTTATATTATTTCCAGCTTCAATATTGATATCTCTATCTGCTTTGAAATTAAAATCATTTTCTGAATGAATACTAACACTATCTTTTGCGTAGATATCAATTTTGCCGTTTGATGTTAATTCAATCCAAGCAGTACCTTTGCCGTTTGCAATATAAATTAGTTCTTCAGAATTATGCATTAATATCTGATGACCTGTTCTTGTCTTTAATCTTATTAAATCATTATGAGGTAACGTTACATCTCCTGATTCACCTTTTTCAATACTAGCATATTCTGGTGGACCTTCAGAAGCAGAAGTTTTCCTTAACAAACTTGCATCTCCGTCATCCATTACAAAACTAGATCCACTTAATCTGTTAAATGCAACATCACTTTGTGCAAATTGTTCTCCGTACTTTACTTTAGGAGATCCTGGTCTCCTATCAGCTGGGCCCGGAGTGCTAAATCCAAATACCATACTAGGTGTTTCACGTCTAGCACTACTTGTTGTTGTGCCTCTAGTATGATCTGTAGTTAAGCCTGCGTTTTCTAAAATACCTTGTCTATTTACATCTGTTGGTTTTACAAATTTTGTTGCATCTTTGCCAGCGCCTTTTTCAACTTTTTTATTATATTCGCCAACAGGTAATGGTTTGCTTTTATCTGAATTATTAAATGAAGTACTTGCATACCCTGGTAACATAAAATTCATGTATTCTTCTTGTACACAACCTATCCAATACCCTTGTCCAAAATTACCTTCAGCAAATATTACTAATACCTTTGTACCAATGTCTGGTGGTACTGCCCACATTCCATAACTTTTTTGAGTATAGGCATAACCTTCATTATTACTAACACCTTTGTAGGGAGTAACACCGTAAAAAGGATTTAAATATTTTACAGGAACCATTTGTCCTGTTTTTTCAGTACTGTTTCCTGCATCTGTTACTTTTAATAGTTCAACTTCTAAACTACCCATATTTTTGCTGTCAAGATGATTTACAACTGTTGCAAGAAATGGGCCAGGATTTCCGCTTAGGTCGGTTTTTGCTGAACGTTGATTCTCTGCCATTATTGTGCCTGTCCTAATTTACCCCATTGCGTGTCTGGTTTTGTTGGATCAAAATCTCCTGTGCTTTTAGAAGATTGGCCGCCTGTGCCGTCTTTGCTACCTGATGTTTCTGTACCTGTTACTGCTCCGTTACCGCTAGGTGATATTGCATTTTCGCCAGTACCTTCTTTCATAACTGCTGATGTTGAAGCTACTTCATCAGCTTGTACATCTTGGTTACGTCTTCTAATACAACTTAATTCTTGTGTAAACTGTCCTTCACTAAATCTATTTGCACATGTTAAGACTGTATACAATCCACTAAATGCACCAACTGGTTGTGTGCCCCCGCCTGGAAAATCCATTCCGCCGTTATTATTATAGTCTAAAGGTGTTCTAAAATTCATTAATATATCTACTTCACTTGATTGTTGATTCATTGCACCATCTGAATTAACATTTAGTAGACCTTCTACAGGACTAGCATTATAGTTTCCTACTCCGCTATCTGCAATGTAATAAGGGTCGCCCATTATTTTAAAATCAATTGATACAAGGTCTGTTGGACTATTTACTATTGCTTCATTAAAATTACGTGCTACCTGGCTTTCAGCACTAATTGCTGCTCCACCTACTGCTCTTGCAGAACTTACTGATCCGTCTGCTCGTGTAGATGATTGTCCTTCAGCAGGTATAACTTCTGTATTACCGTCGTTAATTGCAGGCGATGCATCTGATGTACCTGAAGCCATTCTACTTGCATCACCAGTTTTTTGATCTGAATTTAACTGACCAAGATCTGGTTGTAAAGCATTAAAGAATGCTGCATCAAAATTAATTTCAAAATCTAGTATATCTTTATTTTGTCCTGTGTAGATATAATTGTATTCTTTAACTGCTTGACGTTTTAATTTTTCAATACCAGGTGAAGGTTGAGTTGAACCTGTTAATTTACTAATTTGTACTTTGTAAGGAACAATTCTATAGACATATACTCTAGGTGGTTTTCCTGTTTGTGTTACTTGTTCAGTGCTTGTAACATCAAAAACTTGTGATTCTACTTTATACCATTTAATCATACCAAATCCGTCTGGCTCTTGGAAAGCTAAATTTCTGCCATAATCACTTAATAGTATAACTTCCTCAACAACATCTTGTATTCTTGTACCTTTAGGAAAAGTAATTCTACGACCTTCGTCACTTACTTGTACCTTGCCTCTAGAAAACACACCTGGTTTGTCATCAACTTCGGAAAATGCTGGCTTACCAAATGGTGTTTCGCCTCCGTCTAAGAAACTTTTTACAATTTTGCCTGAGCCTATAGAATTTATATTATCATCGTTTTCGGAAAACTCTCTAATTGTTTCTCCAAAATCACTACGTTTAATTACAATTCCAAGTATCTTTTGTAATTCAGCATCAAAATCTGCAGGTGCTTGACCGTTTTGTATTCCTGAAATAGTTTCAAATAACTTTTCTTTTTGCTCTGCTGTAAGTTCTCGTGTAGCTTCTGATGAAGGATCTGAATCAGATTGTGTTGTTGCTCCTCCAGCATCTTGTATTGCACCTAGCAAATTTTCTGAAGCACTGCTATCAGCTGTTGGAAACATAATTATATATTGATCTGCATTTTTTAGTTGTTTTGCGTTTAACAACTCTAATTGTCTATCGTTCATTGCAACTGATAAACTTTGTCCACCCGATTGTAACATTTCTGATACAGTTGATCCAGTTATTGTAATATCTGTTTGTGTAGCTTGTACGCTATCACTAAATGCTTCTTCGTTGTAGGGAAATCCTGAAACCCTATATGTACTACCGCCTTCGTTAACATTAAAAGTTACGTCTGCAAGTTTGAAGGGAAACATGCGTCTTGCACGTGGTACAGTAAATGTCCTGCCGGTATCGTCGTGTCCTTTAAAATCTATTGTTATAATAAACGGAGCTTCTAAATAATTTTTATGACCTGCTCGTAACGAAGCAACTTGTAGTGTTTGTAAAAATAATCCCATACTATATGGTTCAGTTACTTCAAATTCTACAGAAGTAGCATTTGTCTGTCTAGTTTTTTGGTTAGGTATAATTAATGATTCTACTTGCAAGTTGTCTATAAAATACTCAACCCTACCGTTAGTTTCAAATAATGTTGTTGCTTTGTTTGCGCCAGCGCCGCCTCCTGTACTTGCAATAATTACACTAGGTTCACGTTTTCTATAAGTTGCATCTGGAAAGTTTAATTCTAATGACGTTAAACATCCAAAAGTTAATACGTAATTAAAAGAAGCGAACGCTTCTAAAGAATTTTTAGCAGGTAGTCCACCACCAAACATTCCGCTTACTGCACTACCAACTACTCCGCCTAGTAAGCCACGGACCTCTGCATCAATAGTTTTATAATCACCGCTAAGTGGAAAAATTTCTTTGACTGCTAAATCAATTTCTTCAATCGTTCCTTCTATAGAGTTAGCAATACCATTTATATCTATGTTAGCTGAGGTTGGTACAATTACTGAATTTTTTACATTCTCTTGTATTGTCTTACCTGCGGCTTGTGCCCTAGCAAGTGCGTTTTGGATCGACATTGACATTTTAGATTCCTAATAATCGTTGTAACTTGTCACCTTGTGGTAGATAAATCTGTAAACCTGCTTCAAGATCATAAACAGGATCTTTTAAAATATCCATATTTCTCTGCGAAAATACCCACCATAACTTCCTGTCACCATATAGATCGTGTGCTAATAAATCTG